AAGAAAAAAAAATAATTAATTCATCTCAAAAGTTAGACTCAGTTGGAGCGAAGTGAAACGTAGCGACACTATAATAATATTAATATTCTTTATAACATGGGTAGGTTTATATTTAATTGATTTTCAGTTAGTTAAATAAATAGGTAAGCTAAATAATTGATTTTTAGAGTTTTAACCATTTAGTTCATCATTTTTCAATTTTTAGTTAATTTTCATGAGCGAAGTGTAACGGAGCGAATCCTCTCATAATATTTTAAATAATCTATATAACATGGGGCGGTTTTGTTAAAGTCTATAAATCAATAAGTTACAATACATGACTTCCATAAACCTATTTAAAATCAACCGAAATAGCTAAAGTAGTATAATTATATTGGAAAACAGAGAAAGTGTCTTAAATCGAAGATATGGTACCTTAAATTGAATGTTATAGTTTTTAGTTGAGGTGAAGTTTATCTATTACATAATACCCAAATTAATTAACAAAATCACCTAAGATATAAACTTGGGTATTGAAATAAAAATGAAAAATTATTTGGAAGTTATAAAAATTTGTGTAACTTTGCAACGTAAAAAAAAAATAGAACAATTATGATAGATTTTGAATTACACCCTGTAGAGGAGAAAATTAAGAACAAAGAAAACTTAACAAGCTTAGAGGTTACTGAACTGATTAACCACTACGCAAGATTAGTTCATAAAGTTCCAAAAAGAGGTAAAACTCACGATCAGATGACAGATTATATTTGGGAGGTTTTCAAGATAGGAACTCCAAATGAAGAAAAAGTTGAATCTGGAATATACGCTGACAGTAAAAACCGAAAGAGAATTTTGTATACTCTAACTAGACCTCAATGGATTAGAATTTTCTTTAAGGTTCATAATGGTGAGGTCGGAGAGTTATTGAGAGAACGTTTATCTAAACTATTATAATAACTAAATAAAAATACAGAAATTATGAATAACTAACTAATTACAATGGACTTCGGAAGTGAGGCTACAATAACTAGCTTTGAGTTACTTGACCAAATTAATTTATTTAGAAGTCAGGATGTTAAGAAATCAAAACTAATTCACAAAAACTTATTAGCGGTAATCAGAGATGAATTTAGTGATGATGATGGGGAAGAATTACAAGGGCTGAAAATCAAGCTGTCGTTCAGAATCAGAGAGTTACCTAATGGGGGACATAAAAAGGAGCCGTATTACGAACTAACTATTTCCCAAGCAAAGCAAGTACTATTGAGAGAATCTAAACAGGTTAGGAGAAAAGTGATTGAATACTTGGAAAATTTTGAGAGAGCTTTCGCTAATTCAATGAGGAGAGCTATGGAACCAATTATTGATAGGGTGGATAAAATGGAGAATAAAATGGATAGTAACTTCATTGGCATAAATAGTAAGCTTGATCAAATTTTACTCAATCAGAACAATCAATCCTTACCCGTTACATTTAAGCCATTAAAATCTATAGCCCCAGTTCAATATTTAAGACCACAACCAATTAATAATGCGCAATGTAGAGTTGAACTAAATAACTTGATTTTAGACTACAGTAAATTAGCCAAGATTCATATCACCTCTGCCTGGGTAGAAGTATATCAAAGGTTGGAAAACAATTATGGATTTAAGGTTAATGAAATAGAAAGCATAACGACCAGAGAATCTAAGATTGATAAAATTGAAAGATGTGGATTAATTAGACCTGCATTCGATATCATTAACACTCTAGTGGCAGAATTAAGATACGTCAGTTAAACTCTGGCGTATTTTTTTTTTTACAAGAGCATAGAATTTCCAAATCCCTAACAATCAACCCTTTAAATCTCAATCCAAGCTAGAACTGTGTGAAAAACCTCATGAGTGAAATTATTAAAACAAAAGTGATATGGAAAAAGTAATACCGCCAAGATTAATTTCTAGAGATAACAATGACTTTGCAGGACTCCTTTCTTCAATTGGATCAACCAGATTATTCTCAGATTCTTATTTCTCAGGATTAAACACATTAAGATCCCACCATTCCAACACTAAAAAGATGAACAGCTTAACTCCAGGGATGATAAATTATTTGAAAGAGTGCGGTCCGTTTATCAGGGAGAGAATTGTTGAGTTTCTAGGAATGTTTGATAATCCAGCCTATGAAGCTACCTTGAAAGTTTGTAAAGAATTAGATGAAAGAGAAAAGGATGATAACGATTGAGAAATTAAATAGGCTAAAATTAAATCTAGGAGAATACGACCCTAAGAAAAACAATAACCATCTATATAAGCATAACATCAAATACCCAATAGATTACGGAAGGTCTAGATACTACATAAGATTCCAAGACAAGCTACTCAAACTAAAGAAAGCGCTTGGAGTCTCTTATTTATATCAACTAAACGAGGAAGAGGAGGTAAACAGAGAAGAATTAAAGAGGTTATTTTTCCAGAGTAAGGCTTATTTAGATACATTAAAGCTGCTTCAAGAAATAACTCCTAGGTTTAACTCTGTATCTGCACCTAAAGATCTCCTAAATCCATCAACAGAGAAAGCAGAGAAAACTTACGATCCAACTATTAAATTATCGATACATTGGTTTAAGAGTGATTTGATTGGAGAAGCTATGGATCCCTCAGTGTTTAACTTGGTGATTTTTGATTTGTAAAACCTTAACCTAACTCATGATACTAAAAGAAATAGAAACCAAATACCTTGACAGACCTCCAGATAGATTCGGTATAAATGATGAAGGATTTACTGGAGCTTTACATGTCATTAATAATCCTGAACTAGACTCTGTGGAAATTTTAAAAGAACTAATTGAATCAAAGCCAGATGGTATACGATTAGTCTCTAGATTCAAACTTACAAACCTACCCCCAGAGCTCTACGATTATGAACCTTATGACATGTATCGAATTGTGAATGTAGTACCGATGACCTTATTTAAAAGCAACTCAGCGGTTAACTACGGAGCATTAAAAGAAATAACCTACATTAAGAAAGGAAATTATCTACTTGTGAAGCCAAATGAAATCTACACACACTTGACTCATAACGGAGATTTAACTTCACTTGGATACCTCTCACTCCTTCTTAATGTCAACAACCGGGAACTATCCTATGAAATAAAAAAGAGAGGACTTAGATTATTTAACAGAAACCTTAACAAATATTTTAAAGATGAATACAGAAAGTAACACTACTAAGAAATTCGACAACTTAATGATTGATATTGAAACCTTCGGGACTGACTTATGCTCCGTTGTATTATCAATTGCAGCTACGCCTTTTAACGAGACAGAGATAGGAGAGAAGATTTATTTCCACCACCTACCTATAGAATCTCAACTAAAAATGGGAAGAACAATCTCTCAGGAAACTTGGAACTGGTGGTCTGAACAAACTATAAACCCTGTAGCAAAACCAACTAATGGAACAGATTTAGATGCTTACATGATTCTCCTTTCCAACTTTATTTCAGATCTAGAGGATGGACAGGATGAGTTAAGAATATGGTCTAATCCTCCACAGTTTGATATTAAGATTCTAGAGGATATGTATAAGCAAGTTGGTCGTCCTATTCCGTGGAGCCATAGACAAATTTGTGATGTTAGAACCGTGAAGAAACTATTAGGAAAAGATAGATACGCTGAGTTTATGAACAAGGAAGCACATAATCCAGTATCAGATAACGAGTTCCAAATAAAAATAGTTCAGAAGTTTATTAACATGACGAAATAATTGATTAACTTTGCGGGGGTTTACTAAATAGGTGAGCCTCTGCAGTTAAACTTGAATGAGATGTGAACCTGAAAATATTAAATCATGAATTGTTAGGTGGAAATGTGGATAAAGTTACAGCTGACACCTTGATGAGATTTAAAGTCAACAACCTACAAAAAGAAATATATCACAGAGGAACAATGGAAATAAATACAAGCCTATCCGTATCAGTATATTCAATAGCAGCAGCGATACGATACAACTGGATAAACGAGAAATTTAATAACGGAGGACTACATACAAAATCAATAAGGTTAAATGTAGGAGGAGATAATAGAGATGAGTTAACAGCCTTCTTTAAATCCCGTGAAGTGGCTGCTGAAAAATACTTAGAGGATGATGATTCAGGAGTTATAATTTACAAAGACAATAAAGGGCTGGCTTCTTATAATATTTACGAGGAGTCTTCAGATGTTATGATTGCAGGTGATGAAGAATTTGTAAAGAAAGTAGCGGATGAATTAGAGGAAAACTTTGGTAAATCTAGAGTAAATGCTAAGTGGTACTATAATAAGAACGAGTATGTGACGATTCCTGTAAACACTAACAATATACCTACAACAGATTCTTACCCATTTTTGAGAGGAGAGAAACTTGAGGATTACTTTGATAGATTTATGAGCTCAGATGCAAATGTTCTATTATTATATGGTAAGCCGGGATTAGGGAAGAGTTCGTTTATTAAAGCTTTACTGAATCATACAAAAGGTACACCGGTAGTTTCTTACAATTACGAGCTATTATATGATGATTCTTTGTTCGCTCAGTTTATGGAAGATTCTAAGTCACGCTTTTTTATTTTGGAGGATGCTGATACATTACTTAAAGATAGAGCTAAGAATGATAACCACGTGATGCAGAAATTCTTAAACCTAGGAGATGGGATACTGTCAAATAAGAAAAAGAAAATAATCATCACAACTAACTTAGAAAATCTCAATTCAATAGATCCTGCCCTAACTAGACCTGGTAGATGTTTTGATGCTTTAGAGTTTATGCCGCTTACAAAAGGACAAGCATTGAAACTAAATCCATCATTACAGTTAGAACAGGAGGAATATACATTAGCTGAGATTTACAATGATAAGAAGACTGAGGTGACGGGAGAATCAAAGAAAGTAGGGTTTAGGTAACAAGATGAGCTATGAATTTAGAAGCAATTAGAAAAGAATGGATGGAGCTGAATAGTAAGTTGATCAGCCTATGTAAAAGTAAAGGAGGGATACTGACCTGGGATGAATATTTAGCTGGGGGAGGAAGTAGGATTGAAGAGCTAAAAACTATGTGGAATCGTTTGTGCCCTGAAGTGATAATTTATAAAGGTAAGCCATAATGACAAACAAAGAAAAGAGAAGAGATGATTTCGCTAAGTCTTTAAGGAGAGCTGTGATTATGATGGAGTATTACCACTATTTTTCAGCTAGAGAGACTAATGCAGAACTTTTAAAAGGAGAAGCTTGCACACCACAGGAAGCTGAAAACTTAGCTAAACTTGCTCAACTATTAATAAAAGACAGAGAAGTTTCACCATCAGAGTTTATTAGAGAGCCTGACGATTTAGCTAATAAGGTTCTAGAGTATGATGGGAAGATGATTAAGATGAGACATAGATTAGAGATAAATGGTATAAATGAAGAAGTCTTAAACCAGCTATGTAACGATGTAGAAGAGAAAGATGAAGAAGTTATCCCTGGAATGAGAATGTACGCTCAGGCTATCGGTTATTTCTTAAAAGTACATTTAGATTACCTCATTGACAAAGCGTTCACAAAAGGTCAGATGAATGCTTGCTACCTATATTATACTTCAAAACCTCCCTTTATACCTAAGAACTTATACATGGTGAGTAGGAGATTAGTGAGAGATTTGTTAAATTATTATGATAAACTATGGAATGGGAAGATTTTAACGAAAACGACATAAACTGGCCTATAAAGAAAGGAGAGAAAGTCTACCATTATTTGTACGGCTGGGGAGAGGTGACTGATTATTATATATGCAATGTTAGATGGTGGGTAACTGAGATTGGTGTAATATTTGAGGGTCGAAATACACCTAGATGGTTCAACCCTATTGGTACTACACTTAATGGGGGAGGAAATTGGAGAGAAGATATTAAGATAGAGCTTTCCAAAACAAAGTATACTAAACTAGAAGATCTACCATCATTGAGTAAGGAGGAGTATTCCAAAAAGATGAACTCACTGCTAAACGAAGAAGGTAGAGAGAAGGGAGCTAGGAATGAGGAATATTTGGATATGAAAGTGAAAGAAAGTGAGATGGTTAAAGTCACTCCATAATTAGCAGAGGTTTTTCAGGACTTTACGAGAAACCACTTTGGAGGTCGACTACTAAAGGTTTTACTTAAAAATGAGTCTAACTAAATAGTGAGGTTTACAACAATTTAGGCGAAAACTTATTATAATTTAGGAGATGAGGTTAGTTGAATTAACCCCATATTACATCGACTAAGATATTGATTGCAAGGAGATTAACAAAATTGTATGACTATAAAATGATCGATGAGGTTAGTTGAATTAACCCCATAATTAATAATAAAATAAATATAACAATTATGAATACTAATGTAGAAATTTTTAAGAAAGAAGAGTTTGGAACCGTAAGGGTAATTTTAGATGAAAACCAAGAACCCTTATTTTGTTTAGCAGATATTTGTGATATTTTAGAGTTACAAAGATCAGCGGTGTCTAGTCGATTGGATAGTGATGTTATTTCAAGTCACCCCATAATAGATAGTATGAATAGAGAGCAGAGAGTTAACTTTGTAAGCGAACCTGGATTGTATGATGTTATTCTTGGATGTAGAAAACCTAAGGCTAAACCATTTAAGGATTGGGTGATTAAGGAAGTATTACCAACTATTAGAAAAACCGGACATTACTCAGTTAAGCCGATGACAATTGCTCAAATGTTTGCTCTCCAAGCTCAGGCTCTACTGGAAATTGAACAGAGACAAAATGAGCAGGATGAAAGAATTAGAAGGTTAGAAGAAAATCAAAGAGAGAACGAAGCTGCACTAAAAGCTATTCCATTTGAAGATGTAACTTTACCCGAACTTCCAGAGAGGCAACAAATAAATCAATTAGCAAGATTATACGCTGGATCTACTGGAGTTAATTACAGAGAAGTTTGGAATAAGGTTTATCAAGAACTCTACTACAGATACAGTATTTCAATAAGAGCTCATAAAAAGAACCTAGGAGAAACGAGTTATTTAGATGTAGCTGAGAGAATTGGTTGCCTAGATAAAATAAAAAATATACTAAATCACCTTATAAGCAAACTAGAATTAAAATAACAATGAGAGCAGTAAAAGTAAAAATAAGAGTGAAGGATGGATACATATTTGGTACAACTCCTTCTACTCACGAATTTCTAGGATCTATAATATTTACTAACGATGGAGAATTGGTAGTAGATACGGGACAAATTCCAGGAGAGTATATTTTGTTTTATGACTACCACTTTGGATACGTAAGCGATGATAAGACTGGTGGGGAAATACAGGAGATTAAGAGAGATGAGTTTGACTACGATAAGGCGTACCACTTAGTTTTAGATGATGAAGGGATACCTATGATGATGAATGGAAAGATAGTCTTAATGGCAAACTATGATGGACTAGAGGTTGAGTTAAATAATTTAGAACCAACTAGTTAGACTTTACGACCGGCTAGAGTTAGAGTGTAAAGACTTATAGGTAGAGAAGAAACTTTTTGACATGAGTAAACTAACCAACATATTTCAGAATGGAGAGCTAAATGAGTACACTATTGTAAAAACTCCGCTTGAGATAATAAATAAACTACTTGCTATGGGAGCTATTTCACTTACTCACGACTATATAAAGAATGGGTATTTTGAGAAGGGAGAAGATAGCAAGTATAGATTAACTAATAAAGGAAAAACAGAATTATTATGACACCAGAGATCGAGCAGGAACTAAACTATATTAAAAGTAGCCAGTTCAAACTAGGAGAGTACATTTATATGGGGATGGGTTATGTTGGAGATCATGAAGTCTGTATGTCCGTGGGTTACAAAATAGATTACGCGATTAAGAAAGCTAAGCAGTTTGAGGAGGCAGATCCAAACGTGAAGCTTACTCATATTAACAAAGTGAAAGTAGGAAAATTAGTAAAGGATAAGAGATTTGAGATAACGGAATAATAAATTACACAACAAATAAAATAAATTATGAAAGTACTAACATTAAAAGAAAAGACTGGTGAACTAAGAATGTCCAGTAGAGAGATAGCAGAATTTGACTGGAAAGGAGCACAAGCACGTAATGAGAGATATCCGAAATATGGAGCCTGCGTGGGAAAAAGTTAATGGGTCCAAATTTGGGCTTATTGAATACTTAGATAGTAGAGGGCGTAAAAAGCCTGAGTATCAATTGAATAAAGAAGAGACTCTCTACGTTGCAACTAAGTACAATGATGAAACGAGAGCTAAGCTTATAATGAGATGGAAGCAACTTGAAGTGGAGAATATGGAACTAAAATCTAAACTCAACTCCAAGACTTATACTATCCCTGAAGATTATGCTGAGGCTCTACTTAGAATCGTTGACCATGTGAGAACTGAGAAGGAGCTAACAAATAAGATCAAAGAAGATGCACCTAAGGTAGAATACTATACTAAGGTGATGGCTTCAACAGATACAGTTACTGCAACTACTATCGCTAAAGACTACGGAATGACAGCCGCTAAATTTAATGCTTTGTTACATAATTTAGGAGTGCAATTTAAACAAGACGGACAATGGGTTCTTTATCAAAAATACCAAAACAAAGGATATACGAAATCTGAGACTATTCCAATTCAAAGATTTCCAGGAGTTCTAGGTTCAGCTACTTCAACTAAATGGACTCAGGTAGGTAGAGAATTCTTATATAACTTTCTAAAGGCTAATAATATAGTTCCAGAAAGTGAAAAGAAAGGTAAGAAGACGATTAAGAAAAAGAAATAAAACAAGAAAAATACATTATAATTAACTTTTTAAATTTTATACATCATGAATTTTGATTTTAACAGCTTTTTAGAGCAACTAGAAAAAGACACAACACCAAAAGAAAGAAAACAAACAGGAAGTTATAACGACATTCCAAAAGCAGAGAAATTAACAAAAGTGTACATGAGCACTCCAGATTCATTCGGTACAATCTACGGAGTTCCTATGGTTACAGACAGTGGTTCACCTGCAGTTTCAGTATCTGGAGTAAAAGAGGTGAAACTAACACTTAATGAAGATGATAAATTCGCAAGATGGGTAAGAATCCTCCCTCAGAACTTCTATAAATTTGAACCAGGAAGTAAGGAGGAAGCTTTGTATGGAGAAGTAGTATCTTTGCATGATAGACTAGTTAAAGAGGAAGTATCTTGGAAATTAGTGAGAAACAGAAATTACTTCTTGACTTACCTATACGTGCTTAAACATAAAAACCTAGCGGGGGAGATCCCTAATGAAAGCTGCCCTTGTTTATTTATATTTGATCACAATAGAGCAGCTCAAGCATTCCAAGCAGAGATTAAAGCGAAGAGTGAATTAGCAGGTGGTGGATTTAACTGGACACAAAAGTTCTTCACTAACGAAACTAACGATAGAAAAGGACTTATGATCATTAACTACTACAAAGATAAAGGAGTATGGACAAGTACAGTTAACCTAGCTTCTATTACAGAGGATCACTATGGATTAACAAATGGTCAGCCTTCAGTTAATATTCCAGAGGCTTCAGCTAAAGTATTCCATGATCCAGTTAATGATTTATTAGGAGTATCTAAAGCGGATGATAGATTTGACTACGACTTCTATGTTAAAGTTAAAGCTAAAATGCAAGAGATGTTAGGTAATGCTGCAAACTTAGTAGAACCTTCTCAGCAATCTTTTAGTGCACCTCAACAAGTAACTACAACGCCAACCCCAGCAGCAAATAACGAAGATGCCCCATTCTAATAACACACCCAGATATAAGTATGCTTTTGTTGACGCTCAGCTATACTTAACTAGAAACTGGATGATGTTAAAGGATAAACCCGGGTATCACGATCAGAAATTATTAAAGTCGTTCATACAGAGTATTATTAAGCTTGTTCGAGAGGAGGTGACTGCAGATAATGTGGTCCTCCTTTGGGATAAGTCTCCATACTATAAAACAAGAAACCTAAGTGATTATAAAGGTGACAGGGATTATAGAGGAGAGGAGAGTATTACTAATGATATGACCGAAGAAGAGAAAGCTGAATTAAAGAAGAAAACAGAGCAATTCCAAAGCAGGCAGCGAGTTAAGTATAAATTAGTATCTGACTCTGCTAAGCTTGGTTTTCCTTCTATTATACTTTCAGGCTTTGAGGCAGACGACTTTGCTTATATAGTTTCTAGAAGTAAGCTGGTTAATGAAAGTGAAGAAAAGTCAGTACTCGTATCCAAAGACTCTGACTGGGTAGCGTGTGTAACTCCAAAGGTTGATTTTTACAGGATTACGAAAACTAGGGAAATCTATGTTTATGAAGATGCTCTAGATAAGTATGAAGGAATGGATCTTTACGAGTATAACAGTATCTATCAATCTCTATACGGATCTCACAATTACCTTAAGAATAACAGAAACCCTGAGATAATACTTGATGGGATTCTGCATGTTAAGGATTTGATAGGAGAAGATAACTATAGCTTTACTAAGGATAAGGAATTGTTTTTACTACAGCTAGAATCATTTAGAGTTGAGGATAATCCAGAGTATAATAAAGCAGACTGGCTAGTTAATAATATACCCTTGAAAGCAGAATATCCAGATGAGAATGCGTTTAATCAGTACTGTATAGACAACTTCTTAGACTTAAATTACAGCTACTACAAGGGATACTTAAAAGCTTTGAATCGATGAAATACTTGATAACAGGCGACATCCACATAGATAAATACAATAGGTATAATGTCACGGAGAACTCTAGATTTAACCAGTTTAGAGATCTCCCTGACCTTTATGTGAATGTAGCTAAGAAATATGGAATTAAGACTATCTTTTTAGCAGGAGACATCTTAAATAAACCAATTAATCCTCCTCAAGTAAATCTATTAGTAAGGGAGTTTTTTGATAAGCTATGTGATTACTTTGACAGGATCTACATAACTATCGGAAACCATGACGCTAACTCACCTGTACCAACCCCAGACGTAACTGACCTGACACTTTATTTCGATTATAGGGGAAAGGTTAAGTATGTTCATCAAGGTTATGTAGAGGATGAGGGACACGTTACTTACTTACAGGATTACATTAGAGGAGAAGAAATTCCAACACCAGAGAAGAAAGTAGATTTAATGATAGGTCACGTAACTCTGGGGAATGAACAGTTTAAGGGCCAAAGTCTCGATATCACAAAGTTTCATACCGGAATTTTTGGAGATATACATAAGATAGTTCAGGTTAATAATTGCCACTCTATAGGTCCTCCAGTTCAAGTTAAGGTAGATGAAGAGGATTATGGACAGGTAGTAATTTATGATACAGCGACTAGAGAGTTCTTCCGTGAGCCTTTAGATCCTTCTGGTAAAATCCTCTCTAAAATGGTATATACATCAGATAGGGAGAAAGTTGGACCAGATATTGAAACAAACACTTACTACGTCTATAAACCATCAGGAGCCAAATCACATAACCATAAAGTAGATACCTCAGATTGGAATAGAATAGAGGAGCTTATAGATAAAGTAATGGAGTCTCAGAATTTAAAAGGTCTCCACGATATGCTTAAGGAAAAGGTTATTTACAATCCGATTAACTTTGATTTTGAACTTAAGAATATCTCCATTAGAAACTACCGAAGCATTAAAGAACTAGATTACGAATTTTCACCTAAGACGCTTGTGCTGGGAGAGAATGGTTCAGGTAAGAGTTCGTTTTTAGATGCATTGGTTATAGGTTTACAAGGAGATAGAAGTTTAAAAGATTCAGTTAAGATTAAGGAAGATGAATGTAGAATAGAGCTTAACTTGAATTATGAAGGGATTAACTATAAGATTGTAAGGAATTCCCATGCTACAGACGAGTTACACATAGATGGAGTTAAACAAGATTACGCTAAGGCTATTGAAGTGCAGCCTGATATTGTTAACCGACTTCCTTTTATTGAATACCTTGACAGCATGGTGATTGACTCTAAGGTTGTTTCTCTCTTAGGTAAAATGAACTCAGTAAGAAGGATTGACCTATTATCTAAACACTACAAACTGGACGTCCTTGATAAATTTAAAGATGCTTGTGATGTCCTAAAAGATTCTATCCACTACACCCATAAAGAATTAGAAGAGGAGGTAGCGAGAATAGGGTCTAACCTTGAAATGAGAAAGAGAGATTTAGGAGAATATGGTGAAGTTAAATTGCTTACGGAGGATGAGATTATAGAATTAAACAATCAAATAACCAACCTTAAAAATAAAATAAGTTCGTACAATGCATTTCTAAAGTTCCAGAGTGATAAAAGAATATTAGAGTCACAGATAGAAAATGACAAAACAACTCTATCCACTCTGAGATCTCAAATAAAGGAACCGTCTGAAAACAACCTAGAGGAACTTAAAGAGAAGCTTAGGGCATTTTCCGGAGTAGAGAGTAAAGTTAATGAGGCAAAGACACTTGGAATGATGAAAGCTAAGGAACTAGAAGGGGTGAAATCCAGAAGAGAGTCCTTAGAAAACCAAACAATACCTAAATGCTCAAGTTGTAATCAAGATATAGGACTGGAGCTTCACCTTAAAAATATAGAAGAGTTAAAGAATCAGGAAGCCAAACTAAATGACGAATTAACTAATCTAAGAGGTGAATATAAGCTGCATAATGATAGACTAAAGGAACTGGGAGATAAGGAAGTTGTACAAGAGGAGATAACCAAGATTTCCACAGAGCTTTCCGTTTATCAATCTTTAAAGTCACAATTAGAAAGCACAGAAATACGTCTAAAATCTAATGAAAATAAACTTACAGAGCTTTTACTATCTAATACTGAGAACGTAGCTGAAATAGATGTAAATGACGCCACTAATCAGATACTAACTCTACAAGGAAAGATGAAAGAAGATGTGAGGTTAAAGTCACTAAGGTCAGAGGTTATCCAGTTAGAGGAGAGCTTGGTGCTTAAATCTGATGAACTTGCTAAACTATCTAAGGATCTAACAGTTTATGAGAAGTATAGTAAGCTGATGGATAAGGATGGGTTAATTTATACTGAGATACTTAATAGACTTACTGAGAACTTTACTAATGAGATGTTTGAATTTAAGACCACCTCCACTAGAAAGAATGGAAGAGAGTTTTCAGATCTATCAGTTAAGTTTAATGTTAATTCTCACTTTATAGATTACGAGAACTTATCATCAGGACAAAAGACACTATGTGACATCTACTTCTTATATCGTTCTATTTTAGGTTCTGGACTTTTAATTTTTGATGAGTTCTTAAAGTATTTAGATAAGGATAACTTAGATGTAGCTGTAAATATGCTTACTCAAATGAATGTAGGGGTTATGCTTATTGCTACTCATACAGATAACTTTACAATGGATTCAGGTAAGATTTTATTCGAATTGACATCTGAGGGAAGTAAAGTTCGTTATTTGAATTAAAATTTGTATATTTGCAGAACCAGTGGAGGATTAATGATAAAGTTGTTAAAACTATACTTGATTAGGAGATCTGCTGAAATCTTAGCCCACCTCAAAAGTGAGGAAGGGTTAAGCTAAGGGAAAATTTACCCTCAGTGAGATGATAACGATTACTCAAATTTGAGGAGTTGTTTAAAATCAGATAATTACTAGGGTTTTACTCAAAAATAAGTATAACCTCAAATTACAGGAGTTTATCGTAAAAATATGAAAAACCCAACTGATATAATTAAATAAAAGATAAAACAATGACAGAACTTATTAAAATTACAACAACAGAAAATGGAAGCCAAGTAGTATCAGCTAGAGAGCTTCATGAGTTTTTAGAAATTACAACACCGATTACAATATGGATGCCGAGAATGATAGATTATGGATTTGAGGAAGGCGTTGATTTTGAGGCGGTTAACATTTTTGTTAATGCTAATAATGGTAAAGGTGGGACTAATAAAAAGGATTGGGCACTAACTTTAGATACTGCAAAGGAGATTTCAATGATTCAAAGATCTGATAAAGGTAAACTAGCTAGACAGTACTTCATTGAATGTGAAAAGAAATTAATAGAGGTAGTATCGAATCAACAACTCTATATTCCTAAAACTCTACCAGAAGCATTGAGAGCGTACGCAGATGAAGTGGAAAAGAATCAACTGCTAGAAGATAAGATTAAGCAGGATGAACCAAAGGTGGAGTATTTTGATAATTTAATCGAGAGAGATCTTCTGACTAACTTTAGAGATACTGCAAAAGAGTTAGGTTTAAAGCAGCAAGAGTTCATTCAGACTTTACTTGACAAATCTTACATCTATAGAGACAAAGCCGGTAATCTGAAACCTTACTCTCAATATTCAGATTTGTTCACATTAAAAGAATTTATAAACACTCACAATGGGAAAGCTGGATTACAAACTCTAATTACACCCAAAGGCCGAGCTGTGTTGTTGAGAATCATTAAGGGAGTTCAGGAGAGAGATTTGAAATACATAAAACAATTAGAAAATCATGCCAAAAGAAATTAAATTTAACGACACAGCAAGGAAGGAACTCTTAAAGGGGGTTAACCTTCTAGCTGATGCAGTAAAAGTTACACTAGGTCCAAGAGGTCGAAATGTAATGATAGAGAAACCAATGAACAGACCTCACATAACCAAAGATGGGGTTTCAGTAGCAAAATCAATAGAGCTTCCAGATAGAGTACAAAACATGGGGGCTCAACTATTAAGACAAGTTGCATCTAGAAGTAACGACCTAGCAGGGGATGGTACTACTACAGCTACAGTTCTTGCTCAATCTATGGTAAACGCTGGATTAAAATACGTAGACTCCGGTGTTGCTTCTGTAGATATTAAGAGAGGAATTGACTTAGCTGTAAACAAGGCGATTGAACTACTAAATGAAAACACAGTAGAGATCGATTCAACTAACTTAGAGAAGCTTAACCAAATCGCCTCTATCTCAGCTAATAATGATAAAGAGATTGGAGGGTTGATTTCACAGGCATTCTCTAAAGTAGGTAAAGACGGGATTGTAACTGTAGAAGATCAAACAAGGGGTATCGAAACTACTGTAGAGGTGGTGGAAGGTATGCAGTTTGACAGAGGTTACATTTCTCCTTACTTTATGACAGACCTTGAGAAGAAGACAGCTATCCTAGAGAACCCTTATATTTTACTAGCAGATATGAGACTTGTGAACTTTAAAGATTTGATAGGAATAATTGAACCGATAGCTAGAAACTCAGAGTCACTTTTAATTATAGCTGGGGATGTGGAAGGTGAACTTTTAAATACACTTATCACGAACAGAATCAAAGGAGCAATTAAAGTAGCTTGTGTTAAGGCTCCAGGTATAGGTTCTAGAGTTACTGATTATTTAGAGGATATTGCTTTACTTACAGGGGCTACTATGCTATCTAATGAAAAGGGATTACCAGTGAGTAAAATGGAGCCTTCTTTCTTAGGTAGAGCTTCAAAGGTAATTATAACTGAGAGAACTACTACAATTTCAGGAGGAGCAGGAGACAAAAATAAGATTAAAGAAAGAGTAGATCAATTAAAGTCTCAAGAAAGTTCCGCTAATAAAGACTACGATAAAGAGGTACTAAGAGAAAGAGCTGCTAAACTTCAAGGGGGTGTAGGAGTTATATTTGTTGGAGCACCTTCAGAAGTAGAATTAAAAGAGAAGAGAGATAGAATAGAGGATGCTTTACATGCTACACGTGCTGCCTTAGAGGAGGGTATTGTGCCTGGTGGTGGGACTTCCTTAGCTAAAATATCTTCTCAATTAGGGGGCTTAAAGACTACATCGGAGGGAGAGAAGTTAGGAGTGGCTATCGTACAAAATGCAATCCTAGCTCCACTAAAGCAGATCGTAAGTAATGCTGGAGGACAACCTGAAGTAGTATTAAATAAAGTTATCAAAAACAAAGCCTTCTCTTACGGTTATGATGCTAAAGGAGATAATTATGGAGACTTATACGAGATTGGAGTAGTTGACCCTAAGAAAGTAACAAGAGTAGCTTTAGAGTCCGCTGCAAGTATAGCTTCCATGATTTTAACTACAGAGGCAACCGTAACTGACACAGGAGAAATAACAGAGAATATAAACCATTTAATTTAATAAGCACATGCAAATCGTTAATGTAGGGACAGCACCAGTGAACTTATTTATTGCTTCCCGTTATTTTACAATTCAACCTGGAGGAGAATCAATTAACTCACTTCTTTCAGATAGAGACATCATGGCAATAGTAGAGAACTTTTCGCCAGAGCAGATCAAATTCAAAGTTACAGCACCAGCGACTGAGAGAAATCAATTAGCTGACTGTCAAGTAAACCCTAGTTACATCTATGACCCAGAAACAACAGAGGTTACAAAAGAAGAAACAAGACAAGTATAACAATTTTAACACACAAACCATATGGAAATTTCAGTTAAAAACACAGGTACAGGGATTGTAGCATTCCAACATTTAGGTACCGTTATCAGTTTAGGACCAGGTGAATCATTTAAATCAAACTTAGACTTCACCGTTCCAGAAAAACAAGTTATCGCAAGCCAGCCTGAACTAGTTTACTCTAATAGTGAGGAACAACCAGTTAAGGGAGAAGAGGTAAAAACTAAACCAGAACCAAAAGTAGAAGCTAAGGAAGAAGCTGCTCCAGAAGAAACGGCTGAAGAAGAGGCTGCATCTGAGGAGGGTGAATCTGAAGTTAAATCTAAAAAGAAAGGTAACAAGAAGTAAAAATTATAACTAAGATGTCTAGAGTAGTAAAATTAAGTTTCGATGAACTCCTGCCTCCTGATGAAAGATACGATTGTAAACAGAATGAGGAGTGGTATATAATTCAGTGCCCAAAGTGTAAGGAGGAGTTGAACTATGAAAAGACAAAGCTATACCTCTCTAAGTCTCTGGATTTTGGATACTGTCATAGATGTAACCGAGTCTTCCTTGATAACACATTTAATATTAACGCAGAAAACCTAAGAGCTGATTCGATACTAGATTATTTGAAGGCAGTTAGATGCACTGATTATTTAGATGAGTTTAAGAGGTTAGGGGATTTAGAAAAAGGCTCAGAGAAGATAGATGAGAAGGGATTAGCGTACTTTAGACATCGAGGTAATAATAGACTCATTAGGGAATATAGAAACTTTGATTTACGATTTAGTGATGACGGGATCTATATTCCTTATTATTTTGATGGGGAGATAAAGTATTACATAAAAAGACTCTACAGACCAATAGGAGACATGAAGTATTTTCTACCGCCTATTAAATCTAAACCTTTTTATCTTATTGACAGAGGTAGTGATGTTTATGTAATTTGTGAAGGTCCTTTTGATGCTATGTCTATCGCTATGGTCTACCCTGATGTAAATGTACTAGCTATCTCAGGCTCAACAATGACAACTGCTCAGATTAATTCTCTAGATGACAGACTTCCCGATAAGATAATAGTTTGGCTGGATAACACTGAACTATCAACAAACCTAAGGGATAAACTAAAGAAGAAGATCATATATGCGGATTATAACATAGTGAAATCAAACGGGGACGACCCTGAAGAAATGCTTATACAGAAACTACAATAAAACCAAATAAAATTAAAGATGAATTACAGTTTATTAGTAAGATTAACCCAGAAGCTAAGAGAATTAAAAGAGGTCGATTCAATAAAAGTAACAGATGACCCAAAAGAAGTTGAGCTATCGGAAATGGTAGTAGAGGTTGTCACAAAAGAAGAACTTGCAGACTTTGATACTCTCTTTGGCCCTGAACCTGAAATGGAACTAGGAGGATCTCTATTTTTTATGAGACTAGCAGTTTACCAAGATAGGCCTTACATATTCAATAAAGTGATCGTAAGTGGTAATGATATAAGGTATACTGCAGGAGATTTATTCCACTTAGAAGGTCCTAGCACAGGTTATGTTGAAAGATTAAAAGAAGATCCGAATACCTTGATTATACCTGACCATGACTAAGAGTGAGTTTTTAGCTAAGGAGTTTGCAGACTGGCTTGAGAGTAAAGGATACGAGATAATTAACGCTCAATTCCCAGCTGTAGCATATGACGATAACTTGGGTAAAATGGTTGGAGCTTATGTCACAGAGAGTATCCACATTAACAAGGAAGATAAGGAGATTTTGAGGACTAAACTTTCAGATCTAACTTACAATAATATGCAGATACAGAACTTCTTAGATAAAACTAGAGTAGAGAACAGAACACCAAAACTGATGGAAGAATGGAGCAAGGAAAAAGGTATACACTTAGACTAGAAGATCACAAGCTGTATGTTAAGTATAAAGGAGATTGGGAGATTGATGGGATTAGACAGAACTTTGAGACTACTTATCCTGAATTCAACACTGCTTCTTTATACGCTAAAACTGCTCCAAAATACATCTACAAGGTTTACAAGTTCTACAATACTCACGATAAAGACATGAAGGAGTTAGAGTTTAATGAAGGATGGGCTTTCTATTTCGCTACTAAACTTAAAGATCGAGTAGAAAATATAGAAGAATTAGATAAACTTAAAAATGAATAGAGAAGAATTAATCAAAAGACTCAGAATTCAAGAAAAGGAGGAAGGGTCTGCGTATTATAAATTAGATAGAGGGTGCTTTGAGAGTTTTAATTTACCTGAGCAGCGATTTATTTGTATAACCTTTGAACTAGATGAGGGTGATGAATTATACCTTTTAGATGGGGAGAAGAACAGATGTATTAGCGTTTTTGGAGATGAGGAAGTTCTAAAGGCCAAAGACATAATAAATAAAGATAAAAGAGTAAAATATATAAACTATGAAGGATACTAGATATGTAATAATGGTCTGCTTAGATGGACAGGTTTTCTTCAAGGATGGTTCTAATTATTACAAGTTCATATATTCGGACTACCATACAGAAGGATTAAAAATTGAAGGAATAGAACCTAACATAACTATAGACTTTGACGGGAAGAAGATTACTGAAATTAGGGACATAAACTCTCGTAAATATATCGGTAAATCTCCAGTTAGAATGGTTGTATTAGATAGATCACTTCCATTAAAGCAGTACGATGAATTATTACAAGAACACGAAGATAAATTTAAGAAGATAGAAGATAAAGATTTAAAGTGGGATATCATTGAATTTATCGACAAACACCGTAATCTATTTAATTATACAGACAACATAATATATTGAGAACCATGCGATTAGAGTTACCTGAATTTGAAAACTTACTAGACAACCAAAACGAATTACTACAAAAACTACTTAGATACAGAATAGGTCTATGTCAGGTTTATACAGGATACGGCAAGAGTGAGATTATGGCTACCCTTGCTGCATACTTAAATGAGAACAAAATACCAACTCTCTTTATAACCTCTTCAAGTAAAGCCTTAGAGGAGCTGAAGGATAGAGCATGTAGTAAATTTAAGTTAGAAGATCCAGGTTACTTTAATCCAAACTTGTATGTGAATTTTATAAACGCTAAGGGATTTTGGAGGAGTGAACAATCTAAAAATGAGGATAACATAGATTGGCTAAAGAAAGTAAAGGTTATTCTATTTGATGAGGTGGAGCAGAGTCTTAACGATATGATGTGCTTCCATTTAGATACAACCTTACTGGGGAGAGAGTTTATGTATGGATTCTCAGCTACTTCTAATAAATCCGGAACAGAGAGACTAACCCCTACTTCAAACGAATACTACAACATTAAAAATCAGAACTTGGTGAAATACTTTGGTTATGCTACAGTACATTTAACTCCTAGCCATAAAACCATGCACATAGAGAGATACCAGTCTGATTTAGAAATAGTTATAGAGGAAACCGGTAAGAACTCTGTGATAAACCTCAATTATGTAAAAGATAATCTCTATGACAACCCTGAATTTATTAGAGAGTTCAACAAGTTCATGGTTAAGTATCGGAAGGGAACTACATTTATACCCATCAACCGAACACAAGTCATAGAAAACCTCACACCGAAACTAGATAAGTTACTAAACATACTCATACTCTCTTCTTCAGGCTACACTTACAATGGAGAAAAGTTAAGTATGAACGAGGCAAAGGATTTAGTTAGAGATGATAAGGTAGATATATTCTTTGGGACTCGATCTGGATACAACTCTATTGACTTTCCTAACATCAAGAGTATATTTTTAATGCTGGAAGAGAAGGCACCTAATCATATTCTACAGGCTATTGGGAGGAGTAGAGAGAAGGAGGTTAATATTTATTGTCTAGAGTTTAAAAGAGAGGTTCCTATATATTCAAAAAAGATAAAACACCAACTACAGATGATAAAGGAATACTATAAGCTTTCTAAAGTAAATGAAATAAAAAGACTAATGCTATGAAAGAAAATGAATATATAGAGCAAATAAGCACCCTTGAATTTAAAAAGAGGGCTGTAACTAAACAACTAGCTGAAATAGAAGATGAGATTAGAGCAGTTAGGTGTAAGAGGGCTTTATTTGAGTTAGTAGAAGATTACAAGAAGAGAGGAGAGACTAAAGAGGTTCACGTAAATATACTTCCTGGTCATCCTGTCTGGTGTGGTATTAATCATCTATTCCCAGAGCTACCTTATGGAGAAGCGGTTTATCTTATAGTAGATGGAGTGAAGATAAAGATTACACAGAATACACTTGACTTATATTTAGGGACAGAATTTGAAGAAGAAAAGATAAAGAACTTGAGAAAACTAGAATATTAAAAAAAAATTATATTATGAACGAGCTGATTAAAATTACAACAAATGAAAGTGGAAGCCAAGTAGTGTCCGCTAGAGAACTTCACAAATTTTTAGAGATTACAGAAAGATTCAACAATTGGTTTAATAGAATGCTTCAGTTTGACTTCGTTGAGAATGAGGACTATACAAGTGTTAAAAGTTTTACGGTTGTTAATAATGGGGCTAGCAGAGAATTAGATGATTACGCCTTAACCTTAAGTTGTGCCAAAGAGATATCAATGGTACAACGTTCTGAAAAGGGTAAACAAGCTAGGAAGTATTTTATTGAGTGTGAGAGATTGGCTAAACAATTAATAAACACTCAACAACAGCCTGTATTACCTCTTAAGAATCAACTCCAATTAGATATCTTGAATTCATCTGGAGACGAGAACCAAGTGTTATACGCTCTACTAGAATACGAGAAACAGTATGTGAAGCCTTTAGAGCTAGAGAATGAAGCAATGAAACCTAAAGCTGAGTTCTATGATATTGTAGCAGATAGCACGGATACTTTTACTATGAATGAAGTTGCTAAGAACGTAAATATAAAAGGGCTCGGTCGTAATAAGATGTTCGCTTTTCTAAGATATCATAAAATTCTAATGTTAAATAATGACCCTTACCAAAAATATGTTGATGCAGGGTATTTTAGAAGCATTCAGTCTACTTGGATAGATAAGAGTAATGGTAGGCATATATACTTTAAGACTGTAGTATTTCAAAAGGGAATAGAGTTTATAGCGAAAATAGCAGGTAAACACTTTGATCCTAATTTGGACTACTATGAGGAGGTTTTGAATAACAGATACTTCGATAAACACAACAAATAATTATGGAGAACGAACGACTTGAACTTAGTGTGTGTTATGCCTTATTTAATGGGTACTTGACACATGAAGCTAAGACAAACATAAATCACTTTTTAGATTACCTTACAAGAAGCGGACTGGGGGATAACACCCTTGAAGTCACCCTTACTAAACTTGTGCGGGATAACGATGCAATTAACTTAAACGAGCATCTCTTAGTGAATAACCTTCCTGAGATGAACCCTAAAGCTATGGATAAGGTTATAGGGAAGATAATGGAATTTAAAGATCTGCCTGCATCGGATATCGCACAATATAGAAATACGTTTAGAAAGATATGTGAGAATGAGATAATCTTAAAGTCCAATGAAATAGCAGATACAACAGAGAGGCTAAACTTCATTAGAAACACGGACTATAAAGATCAATTCTCACAAACCATTAGGATAGACTCATTTGAAGAAGCAGCAGGGAGAGATGAGGATCCACTAAACAGCTCAGGTATCAAAAGTTCTATAAAGATGATTAATGAGTGTAGTCCAGTTGGAGAATACCTTAATGCCCAGCTAGTTTGTGTATCAGGTAAGCCAGGTTGTTTTGCTGAGTTTGTTGAAGTTAAGACTGATAAAGGGGACATAAACTTCAGAGACCTACATAAACGAATTAGAGAAGGAGAGTCATTTAAGGTAGATTCTTTTCATGAGGGAGAGTTTATAGTTACTGAGGTTAAGGATGTTTTTATTAGCAAGGAAGTAGATGAACTCATTAAACTTACCTTTGAAGACGGCTCTATGATTAAATGTACAAGAGACCACAAATTCCTAACTAAGATGGACGGATGGATGGCAGCAGAAGATTTAACTATGCAAGACTCAATAGAAGACGCACTATCCAAAACATTTATTAGAGTAATTGAGAAGAGCCTGGAAAAATTAGACTTCACAGTTCCGGTTTATGACTTAGAGGTAGATCATGATTGTCATAACTTCGCCTTAGCTAATGGAGCAATCGTACACAACTCAGGTAAATCACTATTCGCCATGTCAGAGAGTATAGAAGCTTGTAAGGCAGGTAAGAGAGTAATGTATGTAGCAGCTGGAGACTTAGTAGCGTCTGATTTCCTTATTCGTATATCCGCCCAAGCCTTGCATGTTCCAGTAGGTGATGTATATAATAACCCTAAACACTACATAGATAAGACAACTGAGATTCTAGGTGGTAAGTTTAAGTTCACATGTGTCCCTTCCCAAACTTTACAGGCAGAGGAACTTGTTAACTACTTTATGGCTAGAATTGATGACTTTGATATGCTAGTAGTGGATTACGATACGAATATTGCAACTGGAGCTGAGAGTATGTATGATGCAGGGGGAGTTCTATATGATGAATTAACTAAACTATCAAGAGCAGGGGGAGGTAAGCTTGTTTTTATCCTATCTCAACCTAAAATTACTTTCTATGATAATGACTATATTCCACTACAAGGTCTAGCCGAGTCATCAAGAAAGCAACAAATCCTAGACATGCAGATAACTATTGGTAAAGCGCCTAAATCAGCATACAATACAGGATATATAGCAGTAGTAAAGAATAGGAGGGGTAAGATGGATAAAGTTCCCTACCAAATCTCCTCTTCACTAAACCACGTAGAGATAAACCCAACTAGGTACGACTCTATTTCAGCTAACCCTATTGAGCCTACAGAATGGCAGAAGAGTTACGAGTATATTGTACAGGACTCTCAAAGCTTTAATTTAGGGGAGAAGGATGGGTTTTCAGATAAAGAGGCAGCTAAGGAGGCGTTTGTTAATTTAGTGGCGGAACAACCTGCTGAAGAACAAAACTTAGATCAATTGCCATTTTAAACATAACTAAATCAAAACACCAAATCACCAAAATATTAAAGATGAAGAAAGGATTAACAGTGCTTCTAGAGTTTAAAGATGCCACTATACCTTCCGTTAACAGTATTTACATGCCAAGAAAAGGAGGAGGTAGGTATATGGCGCCAGCAGCTAAAGATTTCAAAGACAGGATCATAGCTCAGTTAAACTCACAAGATGAAAGCATAATAGAAGAGATGAAAAAGATACCGCTATACCATTTACATATAGAGTACGTTCTTAAGCAGGGTAGTGGCAGGAGAGACTTAGATAATATGAATAAACTAGTACAAGATGCTCTATTTCAGTACTTAGGGGTTAATGATGCAAGAGTAGTGTCGTTAAACATAGAGAAGTACGCTAGGGAAGGAGGAAATATGGAGTTTATTCTTATCAAGCTCACAGAAACAAAAATAGACATTAACAAATACGCAGGAGGATAACCAAGATGGAGATACTAGATAGATTATATATTAGCGCTTACTTTAAAAACACAGACTGCTTAGATTTTGATGGCAGCTATTATAAACTAAGACTTAATGGTGAGAATTTAGAGGTTAATACAGATGATGAATACTTACCAGAAAAAGGAGTGCTTACTTACAGCGAAAAATTAGATAGTGATGACGGACTTGCTTCTTATATCATTTACCCTAATTCACTTTTTGTAAGACTTAGAGATAATACTGTAATGGAAGCGTATGATGGGGAATTTTGGTTTACTATTTACAATTTACCAACCCCATACCTTAGAGTTAAACATTTTATAAAGGAGAATTGTGAGAGCGTTAATTAAGACCATATTAGAGAAAGTACCTGAAGAAAATAGAGAGAGCTTTGAAGTTAAGGTGATCCTAGAGTATTCAGATTTAGCAGAAGTTCCAGCCAAGCTCAACGGAGAGAGTAAATACCGGTATGTAGTAGAGCAGGAACAATTAAACAAACTACTAGACTTTTTAGGGGAGGAAGATGAGAGTTTAGTAAGTTTAGATAACCAGGTATACAGTGTAGAGAGACTTCCGAGTGGTGGAGTTGCTATTTCTGGATCATACCCAATCACTACCCTATAAACAGAATAATAATTTAAATCAATCAATACATGCAACCAACTATTATCATTCACGAAGAGGACGTACCTAGATTAGGGGGAACGAGTATCCAAAATGTAACTGTAAAAGTCATTAAAGATACAACCGATCCTGCTGAAATAGTTTACGTTCCGGGTCAAAGATACCTCGTGATAGAAAAGAAAGCTTATGATTATGTTACAAAAGTCCAAAACACTCACTTAGGTCCTAGAAATGAACACATAGGGGATATCATGAAAATGCCTTATCTTGTTCTAAATAACGGAGCTATACTTAAATTTACTTACCTTAGAGGGGAGCGGGAGTCACACTTCGTTAATAAGGCTACCTTTGATGGATACGCTAATGATATACAGAGATTCAAGAGAGAGTATATTAACGGTAAACTATCTTCTGGGGTGAGTAAGAAAAATGGGAGACCTTGGTATAGAGTGGATTACGAGAAATTAGACTTTAAATATAACAACATAGTAGACTTTCTTTATAATCCTAAGTTTGTCAATGAAAATCCACCTAAATTAAATTATACGAGAATTGTTAGGGATAAGGAGACGATAGATAAGAGTTTTGATTACTTCCTTTCACTATCAGACCTTAAATTTGGATTAGATTACGAAACTTCAGGTATTCCAGTAAATGAGCCCGATGTGAAGATAATGGGAGTAGGTATTGCTTGTGAGAATGGATTTGCAGCCTACTATGATATGGAATTTATTGAGGGTACGGATTATTATGACTACTTTTTAAATCGATACAAGGAATTTTTAGATAAGACAGAAGATAGAATTTACACATATAACGTAGGGTTCGAATGTAGAGCAACTTATCTCCTCTTTAAAAAATACTATAACTTCCATGACTCAGCTGTACTTAATATACTAGAGGGAAACAACCTTAAACGATACTCCCTAAAATATACAGCAATGAAAGGTCTTGGAGTAGCTTCTTGGGATGATGATTTTGATTACCTATTAGACAAGCTCCCAGAAGTATTCGAAGGTAATGAAGAAGCGAGAAAAGAAATCTATGCTAAGTACGGAGAAGAAGAGGAGTTTGAGAGGTTGATGAAGAAGAGTAATAACAACAAGTTTGCCTCTATCCCATCTTCAATTTTAGGTAAGTACTGTATGCTTGACTCTTTCTATACTGTAATGCTTAAGAAGAAGGCAGATTTAACATTCTCAGATACTGCTTGGAATACCTTCTGTGATAACCTTAGACTTGGAGCTTTACTTGACTTTGACGGCTACCTTAAGGACACAGAGGTTTGGGAGGATTATGTAGATAGGTTAGAGTCAATTTCAGCTATTATGAACCTTAACCTAGCATCCTTCTACCTACATAAACTAAATGGGGAGCTGGAAGATGATAGAGAACTGCCAATAACCGTATACACCCTAATTAACAAGAGAATAAACTCACACTCAAGTAAAGAGATTCTAAAAGCATGTCAAGATGAAAGTTGGGAGTCTGGGTATGATGAAGATAGATTATGTAGTTACGGAGAGGACTTATACTTACTAATCAAAGAACAGCTGGAATTACATAAGATAGACAAGATTGATGATAAGGTATTTAGAAAGAGGAAGTTATTTTATGATATAGACAGAAAACTTAAACTTACTTACTACTTACCTAAACCTATGGACTTCTATTTAAATCTAGGGTTATCAAAGAATCTGGAAAGTCTGCTTATGGGGTGTCACTTGTCTGAATATAATCAAAAACAGAGAATAGGTAGAGATAGAGATTGGAGTAATGAAGAGATTGTAGAGCTTTGTTCGGATATAGTTAACATCGCTTCACCAATAGAGAGTATGAAATTCTTAGCCACACTTTATTACGAGTATGAGAAGTATATAATAAGTAAATTTCCAGAGTGTGATCTTTCAGTATACAACACGCCAGACTTACAGATAGTTTCAGAGGATTTAGAGAAGGCTGGGTTTAAGAAAGAAGAGGACTGGACTAGAATTTATCATATCATCATGTGTAGGGGGCTTGTAAAAGAAAAAGAACACCCAGAGCTACACAAGAGAATGGAGTTTATTATCGAACCTATACTCTACCAACTAAAAGAAAGAAAAGAAAGTAAACTGGCAGCATTCCTTCAAGGTGGAGCTTATAATGAACTATCTAAGGAGGAACAAGCTAATTTTATAGAGTTCTTTGATGATATTGATGTAAGGCGTAATAGTGTACAATCTTTGGTTAAACTCTCTACCGCCTACCGAATGTTCAAGAAGTCAGAGAAGAGGCTTAAAACATACCTTAAAAAGATTCTACTAAAAGAGGATAAGCAGACTAATGGGTATGATGAGAACTTATTTACAACTCAGACTTTTGGTGGACCTGTTACAAAGAGTTACCAGAGATACGAGATATGTTGTAAGAAGTCTAAGAGATGGTCTGCGGCTATACATACATTGTCTCCAAAAGATGAGGCTAAGAGGGTAATAACTACACCTGAGGGCTATTTGATGAGCTATTTTGATATTAACTAATTGGTATCACGTATGCAGAAATGCTATGATAAAACAACCTACTTAATTCGGGGGACGTCCTATATGTCGACTTAGGAAAATCCCGAGCTAAATAAAAATGTGTAACGACTATCGAAACCAGAGAGAAGGGAGTAGAGTACTGGCTAAGTGGCTGGGAAAGAGTAGGAACCTAAACGGGTAAAGCTGTAGGTTATAATATAGTCTGAACTCTGTGGTAACATGGAGCTGGGATACGAGTTGTCCTATTGGGGTTGAAGTAACGAATCAGCCTAAACATAATTGTAGTGGAGCGGAAGTAAGAACAATCGCTTACCTTTCCAAAGATCCAGTAATGCTCGACGCTTATAGTAAAGGAATAGACCCATATATTAACGCAGCCAAGATCATCACGCCCGGACACGAAGAGAGTTACTATTGGGGACAAAGGAGTCTCTATAAGGTGCTACTGCTGGGTAAGATGTATGGAATGGGCGTTGAAACCTTGGCTCACTCTGCAAAGATAAGCGTAGAGGAGGCTCAAGAGAATAGTGATAAGTTATTTGAAGCCATTGAAGGTGTAGCTAAGTATATTGAAGAGAAATCTAACTACTGTATCAATAATGGAGGTTTAGTTAGTACAGTTCTTGGGGATATACTTGATGTTAGTTCCGACCCTGCTGATAAATGGGGAAGATTAGGGATTAACCAGCATATTCAAGGATTCTCAGCAGTTGCCCTAGCTTCCGGGTTTTACAATATATTTAGAGAAGCACAAAAGAGAAACATATTTATTCGACCTTTGATTGTAGTTCATGACTCGTGTATTAATTATTTTCCAGTTAGAGAGATATTTGAGATTAACGAGTTCTATACAATCCATTTTACCGAGTTTCTTTATAATCAGTTTGGTATTCGTTGGGAGTTTGAAACAGAAGTAGGCAGCAATTATTATGATAGAGCTTTACTTACTAATGTGGATAGAGATACGATAAAACTAAAAGGAACAGGTATAAGTATTCTTGGTGTATTAGATAAGATGTCTGCAGAAGGCCTAAAATTCGAGGTTTCCAAAGTAACCGGCAAAAACATCGTGGAAAACCTTATATGTGAAGAGAAGATAGTGGAACCAGATTTGGAGGAGAATGTCATTAAGTTATTTTATGCGAACAAACAAGATATCGGAATCAGTGAAGACCAAAGCGAATACGAGGTTACTGTGAAGAGGAACTAAAATTTGCTTTCATATAGTGGAGCCTTGAGGATATAACCAACTCGGGCTCCCTAAACGAAAATGAATATTACCAACTAAACATAATTAATTCTATTTGTAAACTAGCGGAGTGCAGGGGGAACTTTTATTGTGATTTTATTAAGTTTGACAAATCGTTCCATGTTTTATTGCTATCATACCTCTGCACTCCCTACACGTAAATGATGGAATCCAAAGGGGAAAGGTCTTTCATTAGTGGAGCTTAGAGTTACCAGGTCTTTGCTCCCTAAACGTAAATGAATAAATACTATAATTAAACATAATCTAATTTTCAAGCGAGACCGGGTAACCCACAATACTTGGTCTCCTAACTATAAATGAATAAACATGGTACACTATATTATTAGAAACTACAATGATCCAAAGAGGGCTGTTGAATTAGCTGAGATGATCAAGAAGACTTTAGGAGGTAATTATGCTTCTAGGGTGGACATTTATGATAACGGAAGTGAATATTCTCCAGTTTATCCTAATGTAATAGAAAATAAGATACATCAAGGAAAGCTATGGAGTTATTACAATGTTCGGAATCTAATTGACTGTCCTTATGTAGTTTTCTTTGATAGTGGGGATGATATAACGACAGACATGATACTTGATATTGAAACCGCAGTACTAAGGGCTACACGAAAGGAGTTCAGCTTGTATGACCCAGTAGCTCTCAGTCTTCGCGGGATTAATGTATTTGAGTCTAAACCGTTTGTTACCTATACCTCCTACTTATACGATTTCTTAACTACACTGGAAAAAGAAGCGGTAGATGAAATTGACGTAGGAATAGAAGGATATATCATGGAACTTATTAGGTATTTTAGTATTAGGGATTTTAGGGGGTTTACTACAGAAATTAACCTAGATAACTATAAAGACTGTAAATACCTAAACACTTGGAGAAAAATAATTACATCAAAAGAAAATTCATAACTGTTGTTTTAAGATCATCGGGGGAGTGATTGGGAGTTTAATAATTGCCATAATACCAAAATTTCACTTCTCATAATCTACTTTTAACTCATAACTCCCCCATCGATCTTTTTAATTAATACAAACGACATGAAACAATATAGAAACAAGAAAAACGGAAACATATACTTAATTCTCACCTTAGATGGGATAGATTGTACGAATGAAAGAGATGGACTTAGGGTGGTAATTTATACTAATGGAGAGCTTTATTTTACCCGGGAATATGGTGAGTTTATGGCGAAATTTGAAGCTGTAAAATAACCGGCAAAAGCTGTGGGGAAAGCCTTATATATGTAAAGAAGAGAAGTAGAAAGATAAAAAGCGAGAGCACATAGGAGAGTTTACCTTCGATGTTTTCCATTTCTTTTATTGTTTTTTTTTAAAATTATAGGTCGCTGGCTGAGAGTGAATAGACGATCTTTACTTTGAATGCTTTTATATTTTAGCTTCGATCTTTACACTTGCAATTCAGGTTGAGCAAGACCTAGAAAAATCTCATCAGCCAGCTCGCTCAACAATTTTATAATCGAACAAAACTAAGATAACAACGTAGGACATAATTGTTTCATATAGCGTAAATGATGGTAATTTTTTTTTAACTGGTTGAGAGTAGAGTAGTTGTTCTTAATAAATTGTTCAGTTGTTGTTATCGTTTTTATTTTTACTTTTGAGTTAGGCAAGTTAAAATCTCTCAACCAGTTCTTGCCTAATTAAAGAGAAACAATATCAAATTTTCATAGGTGTAGGAGTGCGCCATAGATGTAACAGTCTAGAAGCATAGTGCAACTCACAGCCATTTTATTATTTATTTTGGAGGAGTCAGGGTCATCACAGGTCTTGGCTCCTTTTCTTTATGGCGAATTAAACAGAATCATTAACATTAAAAAAAAAAAATATACACATTATGGACTTACAGACACAAAAATTAGTAGCATTAGTAGTAATCTCAATCTTATTAGCAGGAGGGTTACTATTAGTTTATGGACTTAGAATGGTAGACGAAAAACTATCAAAAGAAGAAAAAGCAGGAGATAAACTTGGACTTTCTCTATTCTTCGTAGGTGGAGTTTTATTTACAATTCTCTACCTTTATGTATGGACTGAATAATCAACTAAACAAAATCAAACAAAAATGACAGCAATAGTAATAATAGTAGCTTATGCTTTAGTTAGGCTGCTATCTGACGTGGTTTCAAAAGATAATAGCAAACCCGCAAAGTAAATGAATTAAATAACAAAAAAAAAAATAAAAGTAAATAATATTATGGACGCAACAACAATCAAAACAGCTCAAGGAAGAAGAGTAGTAATCCTTGATGTAACTGACGCAAATGACCCAGCTTTCGCAACTCAAACTCCAGCTAGAAAAGCACCTACTTGGAGTCCTGAAGATTTAGCAGGGGCGTTAAAGAAAAAGCTAGGAATGAATGTAACTCCAGATAAAGCTAAGAGTATGTTCATCAAAGCTATCAACCCGACTAGCTATAGATATCTAGACAAGGTACCTGGAGTTAAAGCGGTGAGAGTTTGGAGAGGTAGAATTATGTACTTACTGTTTGACCTAAATAAAGCATAGTTATGGGAACAGTATATTATTACGTAGCTATATTCGCAGCAGTGTTATATTTAGCTGTATTTAGCTTCTACCTCATTAAAGATTCAAACCGTCAAACTCGAGATATGGAGAGCGGTGCAGAATCTAAGTTAATCCCGTACACCTCAGTAATAGTTTGCATAGGGATAGTAGGCCCATATTTAATTAAAAGAGCAGTGTTAACTTTATAAAACCTAAAAGAAAATGAATACAACAGAAAAACTAGAAAGAATAGTAGCGATAAATGAAAATATAATAGAACGCTACAAATGGCTAGAAGAAAACTATAACAAACTTCAAGCTGGATGGGAACAAGTTTTAGAAGAAGGTAAGATTCTCGATTTAGAAGACGTAGAAGGTTGGAATAGATTATCTAAGAAAATTGACCTATTAGATGAAGCTGAGACTATCCTTAAGAGGGAAAGACAACTCATCAAAGAACTAGAAGAATTAACAAAAATATAATTAATCACTAACAAATAAAAATAATTAAAAATGGCAACAACAAACGTAAATTTAGACATGGATGGAGTTCTTTACACACTTGAAACAAAAGGACTAAGCATCAACCAAGAAAAAACTGTAGACTTCTTAAATCACATGAAGTTCTACGTGAATGACTCTAAGACGGGTCACAAGATCTTTAATGGGATCATCAAAATGCGTCTAATTCCAGGTGATGCTGAGAACTTCATCCTAGAATTACCAGTGAACAGAAAAGAGAGCAAAGAAGTAATAACAAATGTAGCTGCTCTTAAAACTCACTGGGAAAGCTACATATGGGGATTCTCTAAGGTATTGGGATTGAATGAAGGGGACTTTTTTGTGAAGATGAAGGTAGAGAAAAAGCCAACTGTAAATGTTTCGGATGAGATCGATTCTTTGTATGCTCTAGTTAAAGATGGGGCTGAGTATAGAAGATTAGTTTCTCAAACAGCTCGTATAGACTTTACTACAATGTACAGCCTTTTGGATACCGAGAAAGAGGTTAAAGGTGAATCTGAAGGCAGCTTAATAGTAGAGCTTCAGGATAGAGTCTATAAGTTCTTCAAAGATAGAGTGGAGGACTTGAAAGGCAATCTTATAACCATTGACCAGAGAATTATTAAACGATTCCAGGCTAGGTTAGAGAGATACCACGAAACCCGAGACTTTGCAGGAGTTCTTGGATAGTTGACTATGGAGAATCATTTTATATACATGGACCTTGAAACTAGTGGACTCGATGTTAGTAAAGACGGCATTGTTTCTGTTAGTTTCAGGGATTCATCAGGAGAGACATTAGATTTAAAAGTGAACCCAGAAGTTGATATCAGTGAAGAAGCTGCTGGGATACACGGATATTCTAATGAGAGCGTTAAGGGGTTTAAAACTTTAGGTGAGTACAAAGCTGAAATCGAAGCGTACTTTAAAGCTAGACCTGATTTTACATTGGTAGGACATAATATTAAGAAGTTTGACCTGCCATTATTACAGAATCAGCTCTACAAGTATGGTATCGATGTTTGCTTACTGGACTTTAAGATTTTGGATACCCTACAGATCGAGAAGCACATTTTAAAGATGGACTTAGAATCTGTTTATGAAAGGTATACAGGAAAAAGCCTAGAAACCCATCATAATTCAACTCAAGATGTTTTAGCGACTATAGAGATACATAAAGGTCAGATGATGTCTAAAAAGTACGTTAAATCACTTGAGGAAATAAATGAGAATGATAATACTGTTGACTTTGCAGGGATACTTGTAAGGATAGACGGTAAGATCTGTTGGAATATAGGTAAACATAAAGGAGTTCCTGTATTTGAAGAGCTAGATTACTTAAAGTGGGCAATAAAGAATGAAGTCCTACCTAAGTATTTAGTTGATTGGTTAAGAAAGAATTGGAATAGTAACAAATAATTAAATAAAAAGTCATGACAAAAATTAAAAGATTAAGCCTCTCGTTGTTAGATAATTCAGAGGTTTCAATGTTCAAGAGCCTATGTAGAATGCAGGGTATAGCGCTACCAGAGGATTTTAGTGAGAGGTTAGTTAACTTAGATGAGACAGAGTTCTTTATGGGAGACGCCCCTTATATAGTGTTTAATGATTTAGGGGAAGTTGTATTAGCAGATGAGCCTGACGAGGATTTTGTTTGGCTTAATGGACTGGACGGATTTATGTATATCTGTGAGAAGTTTCAAGATCAGGAGGCTATTATAGAAGATCTTAAGAATACTGGAACTTTTGAAAACCTATACATTAAGCTATTAGAAGAGGCTGACATGGATTTTAGTTTTGATGAACCTGAAAGCTGGGATACAGAAGAGGATGATGAAGAGGATTGTGAGTGTGAATGTCCAGAATGTAAGCCTGAGGAATTAGTTGAAGAAGTGAGGTCAATTTCAAAATCAGAAGTAGAAGCTCCATTTAAACTAATTTTCCTAGATCCTCATCAATTAAGACTAGCAGTAGAAGGATTAGAAGCGATGGGGTTAGAGGCAAAAGAAACCGTTAGAGATACAGATTTATTCTTAGCGGTGTATGATGATAAAACTTTTGAAACATTTGAATCATCTAGAGTTTACTTGGGATTAGATATACCTGAAGGAGTGAATTATGAGATGTTTCCAGTGATTTCATTGTTTAATATAAAAGGGTAACGGAAGTGAGGAGCTTGGAGTTTGTGTATATAGATTTATTTTGATTTTAAGAATTGAGAGTAACTATGGCACGGCTTCAGGCTCCTATCACTTTCTTTTTTTTTTTCAACAATTTAACAACAACAGAAAAATGAATAAAATAATTAAAATGCTCCTAGTCTTTTTAGTAATTATAGGCTACGGACAAACTGTAAAAGAATTCAAACCACTCAAACGAGAAGATTATCCTAATATATGGTTTGTGTGGGAAAACGATGAACTTGTGATTTATAATATTAAGAGTAAGTCTGATCAAGATTCCCTAACTGCAGCCTCACTAAGAACTTCAACATACAGAACGGATATAAGTAAATATTGGGAGTGGAGGTATAAGGAGCTATATACAGCAAGTTCAATTAGAGATTTTCCAAGATATGCATACGCTACTGACACTGAAAAGGAGAAGAGTAGTGCAGCTTGGTTAGAAGAGCAAAATCTACCTGCAGCTAAAGATAATCACTATTGCTATTCTTATTTCATGGTAATTGGGTGGAAACTTAGACATCATAAGGTACTTGAGAAAAATCCAAACCTGCGTAAAATAGTAGAGCTTACCTTCTTAGACTTAGCAACAGGTGAAGAGATTAGCGTATCAGAAGGAGTAGAGGATAAAGGTAAGACTTGGTTCAAAGAGCTAGGTGAGTTTACAGAAATCAACTTATACCAAGCAACTGGAGGGGAGATTCAATTAGGTGAAGTTTATATGATGATTTCCAAGCCAGTAGAAGTTCGTCAAGGATATTGGGCTTTGTTTCCAGAGTTCAATATTAATTTATACCATACTTTTAGAGAAAATGGACGCGATCGTAGTTTAAACCAAAAAATAAATAAAAATGATAAAGTCAAAAATATATTTAAAATTAATCCTAATACTGGCGATGGTAGGAGGCTTAACTATTAATGCACAGAGTAAGTATATCATAACTAAAACAGAGGATGAACTAACTTACAGAGGATTTGATGAAGATGATATACCTGAAACTGACTATACTTGGAACATAGAGGATATGGGGGCTTATTACCTAACAGCTTATCAATTAATAGGGGTTTGGAGAAATAACAAAGGAGAAATTACTAACATTAGATACCAAGATATGTATTCAGGTTTAATTATGTCTTCCAGTGATCTACCAAATGATGAGCTGAGGGAGTTACTAAATAACTTCTGGGGTCAATATGAGATTGGAGACATAGTAAAAATTCCTTCGCTTAAATGGGATTATGAAGATTTCACTCCCGGTTCGGGTACTATATATCAGGGAGGCTATTACGGAATTAAATTTACACAGATAATATATTAACAAACAAAAAAAAAAAGAAACAATGAAACACTTAGTAAAAATCGCAGCGTTAATTTATGCATTATTTAGTTTAGCATCATGTAGTAGAACACCGGGAGTTAATAATGACTTTACGGATAACTATAATGATGGGCCACTGGGTTTTGAAGGAGGATTTGGGATTTATGTAAAGGGAATTCAGAGGTATCCATATGGACCAGGAAGACCTTCGTACGTTTACACTCTGGATGGTTTGTATAAAGACTTTAGAGTTAGAACAATATCAGGGGAGAAGATACATAAGATAGACTACGTTGTTGAGTTTGATTATAGATATACAGGAAGTCACACAGAGCATCATGCATTAAAAGTAGTTTCTGATTATATTAGTCCATACAGCTCAACAGTTATGTATTCCGGGATTATAATGAGAACTGATGAGACTATTGTTGAAGGTTCTGGCGTTCCTGTAAGTGGATTTGTTAATGGAGTTGTCACTATTCAAGCATATACTAATCAAGGCAATACGTATAGATTAACTGTATATAACGTCCCAATTCAAGTAAACTAACAAAATAACAACAACAGTAAAATGGAAAATAAAATGAAAAAAGCACTAATTCTAATCGCAATTCTTTTATTACTAACTTCATGCAAATCAAACTCTAGGGCAGCAGAAGTAAAACCTGAACCGCCACTTAGATTCTATGAGAGATGTGGAACCGATAAAGGAATGATTCTCTACTCAGGTGACCACAGATGCAAAACTATGGCACTCTACACAGATAAGCAACTAGAGAATATGGGCATCAATCCTAAAGAGTTCCATAAGAGCAAGAAGCAGGTACAAGTGGATGAACTCTATCTAGTGAAGACTCGTATACAGAATGATCTTAAATTACCGGATAATAAAATAACTATAGATGAGGTACTGGATTGGATGAAGTTTCAGATGATTAGTTTTGAGTTTAGAGTTGATGGGAATCTTGCTACAGTTTACAATTCTAAGTACGTTTTGTTTACCTGGGATATGAAGAAGAGTTACTTAGATGATCAGAAGAAAGAAGTTGTAGATTATTTAGTTAAGAGGATATATAACTATGACCAGCTTCCAGGAGTGCCTAAATATCAAAATCCGTAAAATGAAAGTAGATAGAGAGTTAGTTGAGGTTCTGCTTATTGAAAAGATCTTTGGCAGTATTAACCGAGTAATGGCATGTGTCAAAGAAGAGTCGAACAAGTTAGGAGAAGAAGCTAAAGATTTACAGGAAAATGCACATATAATTTCAACAGAGGAGGCTATCGCTAGGTTTAATCATGTTAAGTGGAGCAAAGAATTCACAGACGATTTACTGGAAGTGCTTAACAAATATGCAGAACCTGTAAAGAAAAAGATTGAAGATAGAATGGAGGCGGATAAATTTGTAGATGAAGTTAAACGAAAATACCTAAATTAATGGGAGAGTATTATAACAACAGCGGTATAATATTACAGATAGAGCTTGTAAGGAATTTGTAGAGGATTTGCTAGGTGAACTACTCCAAAAGAGGAGCTTCAAGATAACTCTAAGGAGTTACCGGGCTAGTCCCTAGCCCTACTTTAAGTATATTAAGAGATGCATTATAGTCTCTATCTAAGGTTAAACCACAGTTAGGACAAATGTATTCTCTATCAGTTAACTTTAAATTATTATTTATATTACCACAATTGCTACAACTCTTTGAACTAGGATAATACTTAGGTATAACAATTAAGTTACAACCATATAGTTCAGCTTTGTAAGTTAAAAGTTGTCTAAAGGTATACCAAGAACAATCTAAGATTCTCCTAGAGAGGTCTTTACTCTCTTTTAGCATACTAGTTATATCTAAATCTTCTATAGCTATACTATCATAAGTAGTTACTAGTTTCTTAGTTAGTTTATGAATAAAGTCTAACCTTTGATTAGTAATTTTCTCATGAAGTTTGGCTATATCTAGTCTAACTCTACTACTCTTAGATTTACTGAATTTAGCTTGTAATTCTTTAAGCTTAACAAGGTTACGCTCTAGAAATAACGGATAGAATATCTTGGTTCCATCTGAAAGTGTAGCATAAGTTTTAATCCCTAGGTCTAATCCAGTAGCGGAGCTAGGATTCACCTCTGGTTTAGCTGGTACTTGGCTATCGTACTCAACTGTAAGTGAAACATAATGTTTACCTGAAGGATTTAACTTAATAGTGGCATTTTTAATTGTACCTATGATTTCTCTATGAAGTTTAACTTTAATGCCCTCCTTAAATTTGAATATCTTTAGTCTATTTCCATTAACTATAGATATATTCTGAGGTACTCTAAAGCTAAACTTATGAGTCTTCCTAGATTTAAACTTAGGAAAACTAGCTCTACCTTCAAAGAAATTTTTATAAGCTCTATCCAAATCTCTTAGTACAGCTTGTAGGGTTTGAGAGTTAACCTCGTTTAACCAAGAATTTTCCTCAAGTTTCTTAAGGTGAGTTAAAGCGTAACTAAGTTCATTGTAAGATAGATTAATCTTTAGTTCATCATAGTAGTACTTTTTAAACTTAAGCATAGTATTATAGACAAACCTAGCTGAACCAAAGTGCTTATTTAGTAGGACTTGGTCTGCCTTATTAGGATATAGTCTAAGTTTGTATGCTTTGTTTAGTTTCATGGGGCAAATATAAATATAATTTTAAAATTAACAAAGTATTTAATAATAAAATGAGTATAAAAAAAAAAATGATAAATACAACTAAGTTTTTAAGGTTACTACTAGAAGATGAAGATGTAGACTTAACTGATGAGGATTTAGAGCTTAGTTTTAATAGTGGAGACGGCACTTATTTATTACACTCTGCATTTACTAACTGTTTTATAGATTGGACTAGAGATGACCTTTTAAGCTGTTTTGATAAAGATACTCGACTAGTTACAGAAGATGAGTGGACTAATAATTATTTCGTGAGGTATAAAGGCGAGATCAAGTATGGAGCGATTGTAGATGTTAATAGTGTGTTTATAGCGAGTGATGTTACGTTTTTAGGTGATGGATTTAATAAGAATGTATTTTCAAACCTCACCATCGTTAATTCTAAAGCTGTTATCAATAATCCTCTCTTATCCAGCTGTTACATCATAGGAGAATCTTCTGAGGTAAGTATAATAAATAAAATAGGGTCATCAGGGCATTGGAGAAGAGAACATTTAGAGTTAGCTTTCTACCAGTCCTCGGATCCCTATAAAGGTTGTAAATTCAATATGACCTCAGAAGTAATGGATGACTACCTAAAAGAGATACACATAACCTTCTTATCAGACTGTGATAACTCTAAGATAGTAATAGATCTAGAGAAGTATGTAGGTATGAAGAAAGTGAATATTAGTTTTGGGGAATTGGCTAGGGATAATATGATAGAGTTAATAAATGTATCAAAAGAAGTAAAAGTGAATGTAAATGGTGATGGAGTGTACAAGAATAAGACCTTAGTGAATGGGAAACTTACTCCTAATCCAATTTATTTAGCGTGTTAGAAGTCATGAAAGATACAATGAATAAAATAGCCTTAGAGTTAGAAGGAGTTAATATGGAGGATGTTATAGGTTTCAACAAGCACCATAGATTCCAAACTGACTATGACTGGGTGAATTTATATGTACTGCAAGTTAGGGGTATAGACTGGAGAAGTGGTAATGGTTTTGTAGAGCGGTGTTTCAAAAAGGCTAAGACTCTAAGGAAACACAAAGGTCTGATGAAGATTAACTGGAAGGGAGATTATGAGGTTAGCCAGGACACTAAACCGCTGAATGACTTAGAATTAATTGGATCAGATGCAGCTATTAAGTTTAGTGATTATATACGAGAACGAAAGCTTAGGACAGTTAGTTTAGTTGGTTCAAAGGTGTTAGTTAATCATTTATTCGCAGCGTCTAGGTATGAGATAAGAGAAGGGTCTAACTTAACTGTAGAAGGAGAATTTAAACCAAAGCCGGGGAGTTATAGTGGCTTAGAGGTTACCTTTTCATCTACAAGTGGAATAGTGGGTAGTACCTTTGAGTTAAGCTCTAAGGTGAAAACAGATGTTCAACTAGTTCTAAAGATTACAATGTATAGCTCAAATAATAAAGTAAAATTAGATCTAAGTAAAATTCCAAATGCCCAGGTTAATATTCTGTTTTACAATACATCTGGAGGATCTCATATAGCTAAGGACAACTATGTTAAGATTATTGGAATGAAGAATGAAGGTAAGCTAACTGTAAATACTAACAAAGAAAATTCAAATACAGTAATAATAAATGGAGAAAAATGGACAGAGAAAAGCTGGTTAAGATAGTTTTAGAGAGTGAGGAAGATTTGGATTTAGGGGATATAAGAATGTTGCAAGAAAAAGATATCCCTGATTCCCTCTTCATTACTGAGCTTAACACATTAGCTGGAGATTTAGATTGGAGCATTGGAAGCCCAGCTAGTGAGTGTTTTGAGGAGAATGAAATAATTAGGTCTCCTTCTCCTCTCTATATAGGCTATCATCGAGACTCTTCAAGGGAGGTCGTTAGGTTTGTTAACTATAGGGGTGAGTTTAAGGATTCAGTTCTAAAGACGAGAGATAAGGCGGTAGAGTTTAGAGCTTCTGATGTAACTATCTCAAAAGACTTCAATGAATATAAACCGAAAATTAAAACTTGTGGCAGTAAGGTCGTGTCTAATATGTATGGGGGGTTTTACGGAGTGGTTAATAGATTCTAACAGTGACGTGAAAATTGTGAATCTTAGTGAATCTTGGAGCCCAGTTGATGATATTTTGATTTCAGTAGTTGGAGATAATTCAGAGTTTGTGTTTCGTAATGAAGTTTTTCTAGAGACTAGGATCAATGTTACTTTGGTTTTGTATGGAGAGAATAATAAGGTAATAATAGATATGGATAACTTTGGGATTAGATCTGGAGTAACGCTAAAGAGAATGTCCTTTGCTAAAAATAATGAAGTAATAGTGAGACATATGGTTCCAGAGTTTGTTGTTAAAACCGAAAAGAACTTAACAGATAATAATAACACACTGAAAATAGAAAGAATACATGATGACTAAAGAAGAATTGTGTAGAAGGGTTGCAGAGTTAGAGAATGTTGATCTGTTTATTGTAGATGAGATGGCGTACACTAGAAACTTAAATGATGCACTGAGGGTTCTAGCTAAGTATAGAGGGGAGGTTGTAGGTAGTTTGTTTGGTGAGAATGAGATACTTGTTTTAGATGAAGGTACTAGGAATTGGAAGTTTTGGAGAGCATTCAACTATAATAAACCTGAGATCTCACTAAAAGAATATCGAGACAGTAAGTTCTTTGGTTTCTTTGGGAGTGAGACTATTATTAAGGATGTAGCTTTTCATGAGTTTGTAGCTTTTGTATTGCATGATAGTATAATAACAGCTCACCTAGGAAATAACTCTAGTGTACATCATTACGCCTTAGATTCTGATAGTGAGCTGCATGTGGTTAATGGGGCTGTCACTCTTCCTTCGTATCTTAGTTTTGCAATGGAGGGGATGGGGAGTAAGTTAACCTTTAGATCAAATACAGCTCCAGAGAAAGATTTCAGTTTAGATATAGAGATTGCCACTCACTTCAATACGCTGGATATAGACTTGATGAAATTTAGGAAAGGAGTTGTAGATTTAACGATGCATGGTGGTTGTAAGGGTTGTAGAATTAATATAAACGCTAGGTATCCTTATAAATCAGTAAAGCTCGGTATTAATGGCGGTAATGAGATGTTTGAAGATAATGAGATAATAATAAACGGAATTAGACAGTATGAACAAAGAGAAAATAATACGGGAGCTCTTACAGGATAATAACATTAAGTTTGACTTTATTAGGAGTTTAGAGAGGAGAGGATCTGACTTTGACTTTGTGAACCTAGCCTTACAAGCGAAAACAGATGACATGTCTAAGGTCTACCCACATTTCGGTAAAGAGTTTGTCATATGGGAAGTTCCGAAAACCGTTCCTAGTGGCATTATGATTAACTTTGATGGACATGTTTCAAGTGTTCCTAGATTATTTACAAAGGACTTAATCGATAAACTCTCTGCTCTCTATATTCATAATTGTAACGTTCAGAGTTTTAGTGGGTATAAGAGTTGGTTTGTTGAAGCTTACACTGCACTTAGAGATAGTAACTTGAAGCTTTGGGATTTTAATTTTTCAAGGAAGGGTTACTCTCTAGCTGGTGATACTACTTTAGAAATATTGAATGTAAAACCTCTAGTAACTCCCTACGCTCTAAGATTCAATATCCTCAGGTCTAACAACGTGCTTAATATATCTTCTAAAGTTGCTCCAGTCGGTGGCACTAAAGATTATATGATTGAACTAGACTTTAGATATGAGGGAACTACAAACAACAAGGTGATAATAGATATGGAGAACTTGAGCGGTTGGAATGTAGAGATTATATTTGGTGATTTTTGTAGAGATAATGAAGTGGATATAATTAATGTTAAAGATGACCGAAATGTAATAGCCAATTATTATTTGAGTGAGAATTCTGTTAGGGTAGAAAATATAGTTAAAGTAAATGGAATCAGGAAGCTATGAATTGTACCGGAAGTTAGTAGAGTGTGAAACCTTGCCTATAAAAGAATTAGGAGAGTTGAATTTTCTTAGTTATTTTGACATAGTGTATATACTATTCTCTAGTAAGTTTGGGAAATTTCTTGGGGATGGTAGGGTTTATGCGATGTTTAAGGAGTTTGAAATTATTAGACAAGACGATATAGCACTTGGAGGTAAGCCTTCGTTCATCTTAGTTAATCACAGTATCGACAATGAGGTTAATTTAAAGGAATACCTAAATACCACAGGGATTTTTCGCTTTATCGATATAGTGAATAGTGAACTTAAGATAACAAGTGAGGATAATAAGTGTCTCGTGAGCAATATAGGCATCCTTGATAGCAAAGTTAGTATTGACAACCTACTCTTCTCCAGTGGATCCTATATTCTTCTAGATAGAACTGAGTTTAACATGGATCACAAAAGAAGGTTTCCAATTTGGGGAGCAGTGAAGAATTTCCTACGTTTTTGGGATGAAGATGATTCTAGGTATATAAGTAGGCAGTATAGACTTTTAGGGGATGAGTGTAGTTTGGCGATAAAGTCTAGTGTATACATTGGGAGTGATTATGACTTCTTTTTCCACATCACGATTCGCTCTTGTAATAGTAAAGTGGAGATTGATTTGACTAATTTTCGATACGCCGCTGTTGAGTTTGATTTTCATAAAGGGGCTGAGAATAATGAGATTAACATAATAGCCGGTCCAAGAAGGGTTACACTTAATGGTACGTATTGGGATTATAAAAGTGTAAATAAAATAACATTAAACGGAGAAAATTATGAATAGAAAAGAAATAACGAGAGAGCTACTTCAAAATGAGAAGAACCTAGTAGTAATTGAAAAGGAAACCTCACTGAAAAACAACACATTAATAGAGAGATGAATGCAAAACCAATAATGAGGCAGATACTTGAGAGTGAAGAGTTGGATCTAGGCTTTCTTAGGAGATTTGAAGCTACCTCTACTGATGATTATGGGCTCGTGACTGCTCTAAAGATGGACCATGAAGGGAAGAGTGTGTTTAGGAAGACGTTTGAAAAGAATACTGTAGTTACCAAATCTTACAATAGTCTAGTTTCAGATTTCTACTTGATCAACATGAGTGGTAAACAGAAAGCCTCAGAGTTAGGTGTACTAATTGGGAGGAGTATAGAGATTTTAGATAGTATATTCAGCTTGGAGTTAGATATTGAAGGTGAGTTTGCTAAGGATTTATTTGTCTCTGGCAGTATCGTTAAGCTTGATAGATTTGACTTAGTTTTTGATGAGACCTTTGTTTGGTATAGTTCGAGTTTAGAGATCGCTCAGAGTAAACCTAGAGGCCCTGGCATTAGTTCATTTCACTATAAAATATTCGGTTACAGTAGTTTAAGTATATCGTCGGAAGTGACGGAAGAATCTAAAAATACGTTCAACTTAAATCTAAAAGGAGATGATATTACATTAGACTTAGACTTTACTAACTTACCTAATAGTTCGATCGTAATTCAGGGTGGGGTACACGATAGAGATAAAGGCTGTGAAATAAATATAACTCATCCAGATCCCACAAGAATAACAATAAGAGATCTAAGTATTAACAAGAATAAACTAACAATCAATGGAAAGAGAAAAGTTATACAAAGCTTTGCTAGAGGATGAAGGTTTTAAAGGCAGTTCTCTAAGTATTCTCAACAACCATATATACTCTGCTCACCCTAATGTAATCATCAACTATATTTCAAGAGATCCTGTAGATTTTAGATTAGGTAGTGAGATTAGCGAGTGTTTTGAGGAGAATGAGGAATTAAGTGATCATGGGAGCGAGGTTAAGTATTTTGCTAAGGTTACAAGTGATGAGTATATAATTCCTAATGCCCGACAAGTTAAGTATTTCTCCAGTAAGTTTAAGCTAATGGATGAATTTCAAGGGTTATATTCAGTAGAGCATGTTGACTTATACGGATCAGAATTAACAACTATAACTCCACCTTCTATATCATGCATCAATTTAGAAAACCACTCCAGGGCAATCATTAATCTAAAAGAACATAGTAAGCATGGTGGGATTAAGTTAAGTGGAATAGCTATAAAAGGCAAGAACACTGAGATAATTATGAAAGCTGAAGTGGAGGATAAGATTAAAGAGGGGAAATTTTACTTATGGATCACTGGAGAGAATAGTAGAGCTGAATTAGATCTTAGGAAGTTAGAGCTAAATGAACTCGAGGTATTCTTCAACCACTCAGACCCTAATCACTATATTCACCTAAAAGTAAGTCCAGAAACTAAGGTTAATTTTGGTTTTTGGAATAGTGATACTAAAGGTGTGAGGGTTATAGTTGAAGGCGGCAGTTCTATAAATGCAAGTGAGTTAATTAATAGTGGAGTAGATTATGAACAGAGATAAATTAATTAAGACCCTACTTGAACATGAAGAAAACTTAGATATAGATGACTTGAAAAACCTTAATGATTCCCTACATGATTTTGATTTCTTGACTAGAGTTGATGCAGAATGTCAGGAGTTAGATTGGGAAAGAGGCGGAGCTTTAAGTAAGTGTTTTGGTAGGAATGAGGTTTTGCATGTACGTAATGAGTTCTTTATGGGAGGTAATTCTTTAAGAGGGCCACACTACAAAACAATACGAGTAATAAACTATAGAGGTGAAATTCCAGGATTCTTAGTGGCAAATAATAATGAGAGTTTAGATATTAGGGCATCAGAGGTGGATCTTGAGAAGTGCAGAGATTATATCCAGTCCATTATAGTTAGGGGAAGTAAAGTTGAATCGAGTACTACTAACAAAACAGGACTATGGATGATAGATTCTAAGAGTGATGTTAAAATTGTTTCTAGATCTGACCACCCTCCTATGCAAACGGTTCTAATAAAAGTAATGGGAGACAATTCATCTATCTTATTCGGCTCAACGGTTAAAAGAAAAGAAGCCCAGTGTGTTAATATTGAGATCTTCGGGAATAACAATAAAATAGGAATCGATCTAAGTAATTTTGGAGAGAAGTCTAGGGTTGAGCTTAGAGCTTTGAAATCAGCTGAGGGAAACAAGATATGGATTAGAGGAGTTAGGAAAGATTTAATTTATGCAGATGATGGAGTAGACTATGAAGAAATTAGATGATACGAAGCGAAACGAGATTATTAAAAGACTATACGAAGAGGATCACCCAATTGAAAGAGTTAATCAAATTAAAAATTATACGGACGAGTGGAATGATCTTGGATTTTTAAAGAGTCTAGTTAACTTGGTGAATCTTGATTGGAGACCTAATAGTTGGATTTCTGGTATGTTTAAAGATCAGCAGGTATTTGAAGGGGAGGATATGTGGTGTATCGATGAGCTTATTGTAGTTAATGCAAAAGGTACTCAGGTGTTCAAGTTCGATAAAAGGTACAAAAAGATAGTGTTCCTCTGCTCTGACTTTAAAACCACAACGGTATATAGAAATGATAGGATGAATAAAGTGGTGCTCTATGGATCCACCTTCAAGACTATGAGCTATATCCCAGTGATAAACCTAGAATTACACTCAAACTCAGAATTACAAGTGGATATAGCTGAAGAGTGTGCTCCTTGGTCACTTGAGTCTATAAGCTTGTGGGAGAGTGGAAAAGTTAGCATAAAGAGTGGTGTAGAAATTAACCTTAACTTACTCAGACTGTACATACACGGATCTTCAAACGAGGTGGACTTGGACTTAACTAACTTCAACTTTACAGGGAGATTTAGAGTGGTGTTTCAAGGAGAGAATTGTGATCAGAATAAAGTAAGAGTAAAGTTAAATTCAGAGACTCGGTTTATAGTAGATACGGCTGAATTAGGAAGTGGAAATGAATTAACTATAGAAGGAGGTAGAATTGATGAACACTTAAGTAAAATAGGAGAAAAGTTAAAATATGAATGGAGAGGATAAGAAAAATTATATAGAGTTGTATACAGACGGCAGCTATGATATGAGAAAGAAAAGAGGTGGCTGGGGCTGTTATATGGAACTGAACTTTGGTAAGAAGGGATATAAGAGGCTATATGGAAAAGAGGAAGGGACTACTATAAACAGATTAGAACTCTTGGCTGCTATTAATGGTCTTGAATATTTAACAAAGCATGGATTCAATAAATTCTCAACTACTCTCTATACTGATTCTCAATATGTAGTAAATGAGGTCAACCATAGTAGTAATTTAGATTTATGGGAGAAGTATGAAGAACTAAAGGAAGGTTTTGAGGATTTGAAGATAGAGTGGATGAAAGGACATGAGGAGGAGAAAAATGGAAACACTATTGCTCACTACCTCAGTAAAAAATACAAATACGACGAAAATGACAGGAAGAAAAAGTGATTTTGAAAGAGAGGAGAATAGAGGTTGTTTAATTGAGATAGGCTGGTTTTTACTTTATATATTAGGTGTGATAATACTTGGGCTGATATTGAAGTGGAAGGGTAGTTTAGTATGGCCAGCCTTGATTTATCCATTCATTAGGTACATTTGGTTTAAACTTTGTGAATATAACGATAAAGATAAGTAGCAATATGGGAGGATGTCTTAGTGAATTTGGTAGGTTTATCTTGTTCTTAGCTTGTGTTGTACTATTTGCAGCATTAACAGGAACTAAAGTAAACCTTATAATGTCAGCCTTGTGTTATCCACTTATTAGGTTAATCGGGCTAAAACTTTGGAGAGAAAAAGAAAATAACAATAAAAATGAGCAATAAAGATGACAACCTCAGATTCCACTTATTATTCAAGGGTATCAACGGAAGAAATATTATGAAGTCGGTTGAAGAGTTGTGTCCAGTTTTGTTTGGTAATTTAACTGACAATTTGACACTAAATGATGACAGCAAAATATTCTTTAAAGATTCGAGTTGGACTTTTGGAGTTAGGCTTAAGGAGATTCAAGGGTTGTGCAATAAAGAGGGTATCGAAGTTCTAGTAATTTGTTTGTGGGGAGCTGAGCATAGAACCATTAAAGATATGAGTAGGACTATGTTTCACTGGTTTAAAAAGAAAGATTAACAATTTAAAGTTTATAGATTATGAATTCAATGTTTAGAGTAGCAGCGTATACAGCTATGACAGTTATCGGATTAATAGGTTTGAAGAATGAAGGAGTAATAGAGTTTGACACTAAGAAATTATTAGACCTATTTAAATAACTTCATAGGCTAGTCTAACAATCATCAACCAAGGGAGTTTAGTAAAATGAAGAAAAGTTTAAACAGTTTACCGAAAGAGCTGTATTAATAAGGGTTAACAATAAAGCAGCCCATGTTAGTTAGTTCAACTTTGGTAAGACTGAAAGGGAAGTAGAATCGAATAGATGAATTTAATTTAAGAAAATGGTTTAGCTTCATAAAGGTACATTTTAGCTAAGATCTCTTTAAAGTAAGGTAAATATACTAAACTAATAGAGATAATCGATTTTTGATCCCTTTATGAGCTTATTAGGTTAATCTCGGGCGGGGTCATTAGATCCCCGCCCAGTTCATCTAAAGTTAAATCGTATAATAAAAAGTAGAAATAAAATAAGCTAAACTTTCTTGGTTGATTTTTTTTTTAGTTATATATTCAATTTAGGAGCGAAGTGTAACGTAGCGACGCTATAATAATATTAATATATCCTTATAACATGGGTAGGTTTATATTTAATTGATTTTCAGTTAGTTAAATAAATAGGTAAGCTAATAGATTGATTTTTAGAGTTTTAACTATTTAGTTCTACTTTTTTATAACTTATTTATAAATTTTGGCATGATTTTTGATAATAATTTAAGATAATGTATTTAACAGAGAGACATATAATAAAGAACAATAAAGAGTTAGACGAATTATGTTTTAACTCTAAAAATCTATACAATAAAGCTTTATACTTAATTAGACAACATTACTTTGAAACGGGAGGTTATCTAAATTACTATGATGTTAATAAATTAATGATTGAATCTAAAGATGTGGATTATTACGCAGTCTCTACTAGAGTTTCTAATGAAACCTTAAGGTTACTCGATAGGAACTTTAAGTCATTCTTTGCTCTGCTTAGGATGAAGCAGAATGGTGACTGTGATAAATCCATTAGAATACCTAGGTATTTAGATAAACAAGGTAGATATACAGCTATTTTTAATAAAGAAGCTATATCAAAGAAGTATTTAAAGAAAGGTATAATCAAACTATCTAAATTATCTATAGAAATACCCACTAAAAAGGCTAACGAGTCTAACTTAGTTGAAGTAAGGGTTTTACCTAGAAACAACCATCATGTAGTTGAAGTTGTATATAAAGTTGAACAAAAGGAACCTAAAAGTGATAACGGAAGATACGCTTCTATAGACTTAGGTTTAGATAATTTAGCTACAGTTGCATCTAATGTGGTTAAACCTTTTATTATCAATGGTAGACCCTTAAAGTCTATCAATCAATACTATAACAAAGAAAAAGCTAGACTACAGTCACACTTAAAAGGTAATAAGAAAACAACTAAAAGAATCTATAGTATATCAAATAAACGAAATAACAAAGTTAAAGATTATTTACATAAAAGTTCTAGAAAGATAGTGAATTTTCTAGTTTCTAACAATATTAGTACTCTTATAATAGGTTATAACGAGGAGTGGAAACAAAACATTAACTTAGGTAGAACTAATAATCAATCTTTTACTAATATACCTTTTTATACTTTTATTAAACAATTAGAATATAAGTGTAAACTAGAAGGTATTAATGTTATACTTACAGAAGAATCTTATACATCTAAGTGTAGTTTCCTTGATGGTGAAACCCTAGAGGAACATGAAAATTATCTAGGTAAGAGAATAGAAAGAGGATTATTTAAATCAGCTAAAGGTAAATTAATTAATGCTGATCTTAATGGTTCACTAAATATTCTAAAGAAAGTAGTTGGAGAATTTCAGTATCCAATAGAGGCGTGTAGCACGCCATTAAGAGTTACGCTTTAGTGATTCTTATAAAACTTAATACATTGATTTTCAACTTTGTTTTAAGTAGTTACCGGCTAGAACTCTGTGGAAATCCTTATAGGTGTAAAAAGAAGATTTTGGCCTGGTTTTTGCTATATCTTCTTTGTGAGTTTTTGAAAATAAAGTTTAACACCAAAATCACCAATATATTATGATAGCTATTTCCAATGATTTATTCAACAAGAAGCTAAGAGAAAATTCAGACAACATCCTAAACCAATTATTAAGCGGAGAAGGAATTAAAGATTTCACATTGGTATTCATCTCAAGTAATCCAGAAGAAGATGCTAAGAGTTGTATGCCAGAAATATTAAAACGTAACCCTAAGATTGTATATGAAAATTCTAAGGGGTACAGAAATCAAGACAAATTATCACCAAAAGCATTAGATCAGTTAGTTGACAAATATAACACATCTAACAACATTCTAATTTTTAAAGACTTCCTAGATTCAGTTAATGTTTACGATAGAGCTAAGTGTAGATTCCAAACATTGATGCACGAACTAAGAAGCAGAAGATGTTCAGTTTTAGTTAATTATGATGTAGAAGAATTTAGAAGACAATCAGACAAAAACATAAACTGGTCATATAGAAAAGGAAAATCAGATGCAGCTAAGAGGTTTCATATTGCCCTTAGAAATCCAGAAAATGCTTACATACTTAACTTGGAGACTGAGAAATACTTTAAAGGTTATGATCCAAGAAATTATAAAAGCAAGAGATTACCTGACATTAAGAAAGAAGCTGATGCGTATAGAGAAAAAGTTGTTCATTCAATAGAGGCACTTAAGTCGTTTATTAGAGATATGAGCTGCAACTTTACTATATTCGAACAACAAGACAAGGAAGGAATAGAGAAAGCTTATAACAAGAGACTAGGGACAGTTAATCTTAATATAGCAGGTCCTTGTGTTCAGTCAGATTTCTTTAAATACTCAAGTAGATCTAAAGCTGAGAAGTGGATGGATCCTAAGGAGTTTACTTTCAGGTCAGACGAAAATGGGAATATGATTGTACCTAAAGCTGTTCACTATAATTTAAGAAGTGCACCTAATTTTGACAGGAACAAAGTATGGATGGAAGAAGGTAAGACTTTCACTAGATACGCCTTTGAACATGATGGGGTAACTCCTATTAGCTTCCTCAAGACTCACATATACCTCTTTACTGGAATAATTACACCGAGTTTGCATGTAGATGTTGAACTAAACTTAGACCCTACCTGTGAATTATCTGGAAGGTATTACGAAAGATATATCCAGATGCTAAACTATTATGAAGGAAGGGGTCATATCTACAGAACTCACGAAACATCTAATATAGGATACGAGTTTATGGTTTTAGGTAAGATCTTTGATATGGGAGCTCAGTTGGATCTATCCTTCCAAACAATAGCTAGGTTAATCTTAGAGGAAGTAGGGGAAAAACCGCTTTTAGAGAGATTGAGAGAGGTTTTAGCAAATAAGAAAAAGAATCCAGAAAAGTTCCCTAGTTATGACATCAATGAACTAGTAGCAGCAAAACAAAAAGAACTCGAACAACTAAAACAGAAATAATTATAATATATGGACAACACACAACAGGGCTCCTCAGGGGTGGATATAAGGTCTACTCGCTTGATGGAGGTGTACCAGCAGATTAGTTCAGAAGACTCAATTAACTCTATGACACTGATCTTATCCTCATTTGAACGGAATACATCTTACAACAAAGTACTCCGGGATATCGAATCTGTACTAAACATTAACGGGAAGAACAGAACGATTATCAAAGAATGGGAAGAAGATCAGAATCAGGAAGTTGATGAGGAAGGGTTAGAAATAGAATCAAGAAACTCAGCTATTAAAATGGTAGAGTCAACAGATGATATTATAACCAGAATCTTAGTCGAGGAGGTCAATGAGTTTATTAAAGAAGTGGAACAAGTGAATACACGACCAAATCTATTAAAAGCCCTCGTAGCTAAATTCCTGCAGTCTAACTTCTATTACAAGGAGAGTACACTGTATAAGCCTAAGGAGTATGAGCAAGTTATTTTAAAGTTTAACAATTACCCTTCACAGTTTACCGATTTTTGGCAGACAGGTATAGAAAGGTTTGAAGCTAAATTCCCTAAATCAAAACTTATCACACTACTTAAGAGGCAGAATAACTTAGCTTTAATTCGGATAACTCACAACATCACAGAGTATATATCCGCACCACCAGCTGAGAGAAAATTATTCAGTGAGATTAGGAAGGAGTATCAGAAAATAATAAACCCACCTCTTCCAATCATTCTCAAGGCTTTAAATATGAACAAAGGGACTTACGAGGATAATATTAATATAGTTACAGGGAAGTTAGTTGATAAATTAAACGACCCAGAATTGACTAAGAAGTTTAACCAGATAATTTTGAACTATGGGATATAAGGCGGTATCAGACCAGCGAATATTAGAGTTAGCAAGAGGGCAGCAAGTTACAACCTATAATGACTTTAACCTTAAGATAGGAGAAGCTAACTCAACAAAACTTTCACCGATTAATGGAGGGCTTTATGACAAGAACTTTTTCGGCTCGGTTTTTAGAGATAGATGTAATTGTGGCAACTTAAAGAATAGAATTAATATCACTTGTAACATCTGCTCTTCAACTGTACTGCCTTCTGATGATGAGGTTTACCGTTACGCTTACATAGATACAACGGTTTACTATTTACTCAGATACAAGGAGAAGAAATTTTTAGCCTTAGTTCAAGATATATTAGAAATCCCAAAAGGTACAAGAAATAAAATCGACTACCTCTGTTTGTGTAATTATAAGTATGACAAGAAGGAGAATAGTATAGTATCTTCACTTGAGTATGTTGGGAACGAGATTTATACTTCACTAGAGGGTCTTATGGCTTTACTAGAGAAACACTACCCAGATAAATTCAAGGAAGCTCAGAACTATATCAACAAGTATATCATCGTATCTCCTATTTCTCAAAGACCTGTAGCAATTAGAACGGTTAATGGAAAGAAGGAGCTTGCGGTATCGGGAGAATCTGTCATCTACAAAAGTATTATCTATATGGTTGAAATGGTTAATACTGAGATGAACGCTAGAGGTATCCCACTGGTAGATAAAGTGATGTATAGAAACCTGCTTAGAAAATTTGTTGTATCTCAGATTATGGCAATGAGTAAGCTAAACAATCCATCTAAACAGAACTTTGCAAGAACCCAGCTGAAGAAGAGAATAACAAACTCAGCTAGGAATTACATTGTACCAGATATAACTTTAAAGGCTGACGAGGTTTCTATTCCAATTAAAGTAGCTTATGAGATGTTTAAGACTGATTTCATAGAGTACCTTAGGGAGAAATACCAGATTAGTCCTTTAGATGCAGAAATGAGGTATATCGACTTTACAACTTACAAGACTTTAGATGACTTTAGAGGTTGGGTCACAGATAGGAGAGTGATTATCAACAGGGCGCCATCTCTACATAAAGGATCTATTGGTTGTTATAAGGTTGTACTGAACGATAACTTTACAATGGGTCTTAATCCTCTTATTATTGAACCTTATGGAGCTGATTTTGACGGGGACTCTCTTTCAATAACAGCTGTACCTAAGGATTATACAGAATATGTTGAACAGAGGATAGGACCAGAAGCTTTATACTATCAGGAATCAAATCTTAAAACCTTGCTTACACCTTCCCACGAGTTTCTTTTAGGGCTTAACCTCGGAAGTAGAATAACTATGGGACCTAAGCCGATTAAGATTACAGATGCCTCACAGATAGAAGAGCTCTTAAATACGAACAAAATAAACTATAACACACCTTTAGAGTATAACGGAAAGCTTACTTGTTATGGTAGGCTGCTTCTCTCAACATACATAAAGGGAAATATAGATGACTTAATAGGAGAAGGTATGCCAATCAATGCAAAGAATATCCTGGTTATTATGGAGTATATTTCAGTTAAGTCAGACAGGTTAGACATTATACATAAACTTGCTTCTTTTGGTTCAGAGGTGGTTAAGTTTAAAGGTGTAACTTCCCTGACACTTAATGAACTATACCTTGATCTGGATACGAGTCTGCATAAGGAAATGGTGAGAATTAAGAATGATGAAAGCCTATCTCCACAGCTGAAACTAATTAGAATATCGGAGGCTTATAAGAACTTTACTGAACAAGCCAAGGATTCACTTACACCAGCTATTAAAGACAGATTAGAGAGTTCAAACAGGATTAAGATGAAGCAGGTTCTCGATCTATCTATCCCTAAAATTACTATATCAAATGAGGGGGTTATAGATGTGATGGAAACGAATCTCTTGAATGGACTCTCACCCGATGATTACTACTCTGATGCAATAACAAACCGTAAAGTAGTAGGAATTAAGCAAGAAGGTGTAGGGGGTTCAGGATATTTAACTAGACAGCTGGTAACTATTGGTAAAGGATTTAAGTTTCAAGATAAAGATGCTCCTGGGAATAGTTACTTAGAGGTTGAAGCTTCGCCATACTATAAAGGAAGACTTACAATAGAAGGGCAAGAGGTGACAGAGAAAGATTACGGGAAACTAGTTAAGCTGCCATCTTGTATATTTAATAAGGACACTAACCTGTATAGAAACCAAGTGTCACAATTATTAGACTATTATCAAGACAGTAACATTGGATTCTCGTTCTCTACAACCTTAACAGAAGCGATGACCCAGTCTGTACTCTCTATTAAACACAACGCTACATTTAAGATGATTAATGAAGGGTTTATACATAGGGCTAAAGCAGATGGAGAATTAGTAGAAGTAACTGACACAACCTATACAATTAAATATGGGGATGTAACGGAGACTTACCCAAAGAGCAAAGAGTTTATCGTGAATCTGTATAAGTTTAAGAAAGGTGAAGTTATTGGGTATATTCATAAGCTTCTTTCTCCGACATATAAGTTTGAGGCGATTTCTAAGCTTATTGATACTTTCCCGATTTCACTAGGTAACAAGAACGCTAATAACAATATTCAACCATCAGTGAGTTATTCGCTGTATGAAGGTATTATTAGTTATCAATTCTTGCCTCGTAATAAAATCGGTGTGTATATAGGAGATGTCATGATTAATTCTCAACACTTAGATACACCTACTCTTTACTATTACCCAGAAGGAGCTAGAGTGCCTCGACATGCTAAGATCTCCTCTGATGTAGTGAGTATGAATAAGTATAGCAATCCAGAATTAACAGGAGATGAAGCAGTTAGAGATAGATATATGGTTTTCAGACAACAATTCCTAGAAGCTAATGGTAATGTAACTGAGGATCTTATCGAATTCTTATACCGTATTTGTTCAGTTAATTTAGGAGGACAACTTACATATTCAGGAGTTAAGGGTGCATTTAAAGAACTTCCGGCTCTATCTAAGATTGCCTTTGGTTACGCTAATAAGACCTTAGATAATCTACTGGAGAATGAGGGATCGGAAAGAGAAGACCCGCTTGACATTATATTTAGAAGCCAATTAGAATACAACAATTTATAACCATGATTTCACTTTTTATAACACGAGATAATTTAATAGTTAATCAGTTTACTTATGAGGACGATGCAGATTTAGAACTATCTTTACCTGACGTCGTATCCAGCATAATAAATATAGACTTTACGCCTTCACAGTGGGAGAATTTAGACATACCTGCTATCAACACTATCTTAGAATTTCAAGGTTATCAAGACCGACTGCATAAAGTTAATCTTGGAGCTGAGAATATAGATGAGAAGGAGGTAATACTATACAAGGAGAATAACACTCTAGTAGTAACCAAAGATGAGCTTGTTAATCATGTAGGTCTCCTCTCTAAAGTAATTCCAGTAACTAAGGATATTTTGGAGTACTTTATTGAGATGAAACCCGATTACAAGAGATCAACTATGAGAGGTCTGCTTGATATACTAAATAAGAACTATGGAATGAACTATATAATCCTAAACAACTATGGAGGAGCACAGATTTAGTGTATGTCGGTTCTTGAGATGGGATGGATTCAACGTAGAAAATTTTATTGAGGAGCTTAAGGGGGAGATAAAACAAGACTCCCTCAAGGTTTCACTAAATGAGAGTGACCCTACAATGATGGACTTAGAAGTTTCAATCCCGCCAGAACTTAGGCATACTGTAGAAAATATATTAAAAAAGTACACAAAAATATACACGTGGATCAATGAACAGCTATAATTTTTTCATAGAGAACAGACTCCCGGAGGTATTAACATCTTACTATAACAGCCCATTAAATAAGAGAGGCTATGAGGTGGTTAATATATCAGTCGTTCACCCAAAAGTAGAGTTATCAAGAGCAATAGAACTCGAGCAGACTTATAATTACGAACTCCTGCTAAGCTACACGAATAGAGAGACAGGAGAGATGCCAGAGCCTATTGTGATTGAAGTTCCTAAGATGGTTAACGATTCCTTTATTATCTTCGGGAAATACAAAACACCTACTTTAATGCTGGATAACGATAGAAATGCTAGGTTTTATGAGACTCAGTTCGTTATTGATCCAGATAAGACTTTTAACTACGAAACAGGACTCTTCAAATATATAGACAGTGAGGGGAATGAAGTAGTGATTGATGTTAATGCTATAGAGGAGTTACCGGAAGAGGCTAGAAAGGTTGATAAGAGTATACTAAAGAAGATTGAAATTAAGTTTAACCTGGATAAGCCTATAAATGAACTAACTAAAGATCTACTCATTCAAGCTAAGGAGAGGTTCGCAGGTTATAATGACAAAGTTGAAGACCATATCCTAGACAAGAAGGTTTTAACGGTTCAAGCTGGTTTAGTTAATTTCATAAAGAGTCACAAGAAAGAGATCTACACAAGGATAGCTTCAGATTTACCAAGGAGAAGGAAGATTTATGCTAGTGAGATGAACAAATATATCCGTAAGTTCTTTTCACATGGAGGTATGATCGATAACCCTTCTAAGGTAAACTCTCTGACATTCTCTGCACTCTCAAGAAGGATAAAACTTTCAGAGTACACAGAGTATAACAGAAGCTTAGTAGATATTATAGACCCAATTAGAACTCCAGAAAATGCCAATGCGAATATAGTGAATGAGCTTAATGTTTGTTCCGTTATAGATGAGGATGGAGGTATTTCAATTAGAGTTCACGAGTTAGATTTTAAACCAGTTGTCCTTTCGTATATTGATTATTTTGATGCGTATATAATTGACAACCAGAGTGTAGACTACGTTAATAAGAAAATCAATCCTAAAGTTAAAGTAAGAAGGAGAGGAGAAGTGATTGGAGAGTATAAGTTATCTGAAGTGCCTAAACCGTGCTATATAGATGCTTCTGCTGATGATAAACTTTCTTATTCAACTAGAAGGATACCGATGATTAACTATACAGACTCAATTAGGGTATCAATGGGAGGAAACATGAGTAACCAAGCTGTTGAACTTATAAACCCAGATGTACCAGCAGTTAGTTCAGGACATGATGATGGAGCTAAGTCTCACCCTTTAAATATCTATGCTTTATCTTCAGGAGTTGTGGATTATAAGGATAGAAATGTGATTAAAATAAAGGATGAGAAGGGAAGGTCCGTTGAGTATAGATCCCACTTAGTTAATTCCATGTATGACCTAAACGTTGTGGTAGATCCTAAAGTTGAAGTGGGTGATCATGTTAATATTGGGGACACGATCTTTGCACCTAGGAATATAACCTCTGAGTTTAGATTAGGAAAGAACTGTAGAATAGCCTTCATGCTTCACGGTAATAACTATGAGGATGGGGTAATAATGGGTTCTCACTTGATTCCTAAATTCGCTCACATTGCAGTTAAGGACTATATATTCATTCTAAAACCCGAGTCTGAGCTTACTTCTATTATGGATCTAGGAAAGGCTGTAGAGGAAGATGAACAGATACTTGGAGTTAATGAGAGGATGTCGACTGAGGATTTAGATTTCTTGGCTGGAGCTGTGGATTATGGTAGAGTAAGTAAGCTAAAAGGATTCTTCATGACGGAGGGTCTAAGAGTGCCTAAGGATTTTGGGAGAGGTTACTTTACAGACATCATAGTTCAGAAAGGTAATGTAGAGTCAGATCCGACAACAGAGCAGGTAATTAATGAGGTTTTCAAGAGATATAAAGCTTCAAGAAAAGAGGTTGCTGCTATTGGTGAAATTCCAGAGAGTTACTTGAATCTACCTATGGAACAACCAGAACCACCTCAGATAGATTACAAATACATGATTAAAGTTCGCTTATTACAAGTCAATGAACTCAAGGTAGGGAATAAGATAACAAATAGGTATGGAAGTAAAGGTCTATGCTCACAAATTATTCCTGAAGATGAGATGCCTAGAACTAAAGATGGGCAGTTGATTGATGTGATTATGAATGCGGACAGCACCGTAAAGTCGACTTGTTGCGGTGGGTAAACCTTGTGAATTGCTGGGATATCCTACATGTGGTGGTGAGGACAATCAGCAGCCCTTATGGGTTCAACGACTATCGAAACTGTAGTAAAGGAGTAGAGTACACTTAAGCGAGTGGAAGCGCAAGGATAGAGGGTTAAACCTTTATGTGATATAGTCTGAACGTCCTTAGAAATAGGGAGCTGGAGTAATTTCCGGGATAAGAAGTAGCGAGCTTATCTGAACATAATTGAGCAAGAAAAATAGTCTCTCAGCTACTTGAACTAGGATTATCTAACTTATCAAGAGCGATGTATGCCAAGTTTGATAAAGATAGAAACCCTAAAGTAATGAGAGATGAACTAAGTGACATAATAAACCCTAAACTAGCATCTTACAGCGATAAACAAATATTAGAGTACCATGACAGCCTTAAAGATAAACAGATATACCCAATAGTAACCGGAAACTTTGCTAAGGATATATCGGCTAAGCTAAGAAAGTATTCAGATAAGTATAAAGTAAGTCTAGATGGGGAACACCTTTATACGAAATCAGGGAGACTCTACACGGAGAATAAGATTTTAGTGGGAGATATGTACCTTATGAAACTCTACCAACTACCAGAAAAAGGAGCTAAGGTAACCTCTGATAATATGAAAGGAAAGAGACCCGTACTTGGAGCTAACTTTAGAAATGAGGGACAGAGTTTAGGAGAGATGGAATTCTGGGCTTATTCAGCTAATGACCTCTCTGAACTTTTAACTTACAATAGAGATAGAACCAAACTACAAGACTCGGCTAAATTCCTTACAGAGTTGTTGAAGCTAGGGTTAGAGTTTGATGGGGATTTAAAAAATAAAAAACAGATAAAATAAGATATGCGTGTATTAAAATTTGGAGCTTCGTGGTGTGATAAGTGCTCCGTATTGTCTAACTTAATTAAAGAGTCGGACTTAGATTTACCAGAGATTGAAGAGATAGATTTAGATGAAGAGCCTGAACTAGCTGAGAAATACGGGGTTCAGACTTTACCTACGATTTGTTTTGTGGATGATCTAGGTAAACTCCTTAAGAAATCGGCAAGAGCAGCTGAGACTAAACAACCACTTACACCAGAGATCATTTTAAAAGAGTATAACAAGCTAAGATAAGAACATGAGTAATCTAGAGTTAACAAGAATAAAGGTGCTGGTTAAGAGAGATACGATGGATTCAACTTTCTTAACTGTAGAGGGAAACTTAAAAGAAACTGGTACGATATTTGCAGTAGGAAAAGACTGTGAGCACTTAAAACCAGGAGATAGAGTATGGCTAGGACACAGAACTGGAGTAAAGTTAAACTACGAAGGTGAAGAGGTTGAGCTGATGGATGAGGATGAAGTGCTTGGTAAAATATTGAGTTAAAGATGATTCAGGTAGCATTAGTAGTAGCAGATTGGTGTGGTGCGTGTCATAAGGTCCTTGAGAAAATAGAGACATCCGACATCAATCTAGACTACCTGAATATCGCAGTATTTGAGGAGAACTTAGAGCTGTGCAATCAAGCTGGAGTTAAGTCAATCCCCACAGTACTATTTTTAAGCCATTCTGGAGCAGTTCTCGACCGAATTGTCAGTGACGTAACCCCAGAGAAAATTGAAGAGAAATATAAACAACTAAATAACGAATAAAATGAAAAGAGACATTATCGCTACAGCATTTGCATTATTTGTGTTAGTAAGCTGTAAAGACGAACAAAAAGAAACAGTAATAACAGAAGAAGTAACGATTGAAGCTATTAAAAATGACTCAGCTTACTTTTCTAATGGAACGTCTGCACCACTTGAATTAGCAGGAACAGATGTAGCAGAGGGAGATGTAGTGGAGTTAAAGTATGTGGTTAAGAAAAAGAAATAATTTATGAGGAAGGCATTAGGTATTTTAGGGATCACTCTTAGTTCACTAGTTTATTCACAACAACAATATGCTTCTTACTATGGTGACAACTTTCATAACAGGAATACGGCATCAGGTAAAAGGTTAAATATTTATGGAGACCACTGTGCGCATAAGACATACCCTTTTGGAACTAAACTTTTAATAACAAACACAAATACTGGAGCTACTGCCGTTTGTACTGTAATTGATAGAGGTCCGTTTGTAAAGAATAGAGTACTAGATCTTACAACGACAACTTTTAAGCAATTAGGTGGAAAACTTAGAGAAGGCTTAATTCCAGTAACGGTTAAAGTTCATGAGCAAAGCTAACAAAATAGACATTCAAACCCTCTCTTGGAATCAACATATTAGACACAGACCTGGCATGTACGTCTCGAATGTGGATAACCCGACTGTGATTCTAAGGGAGGTTATTGATAATGGAATAGATGAAGTTTTAGGAGGTTACGCTTCAAAGTTAGGATTTAAACAAGTGGGGGATTTCTTAATGGTGTATGATAATGGTAGAGGTATGCCGATTAACCTTAAGAATGACCCAACAAATCCTAAAGTAAAAATAACCTCTGCTGAAATAGCCACCTCTCGTATGAATTCAGGTAGTAAGTATGAGAAGAGTGAGGTCGCAACTGGCATGAATGGAGTGATAATCAATTAGTTACGCTCTCCTCTATGGAAACTTAGGGGTAATAAAGTCCAAGAATTGCTGGGATAAACTCGTTAAGTAGTAAGTACCAAAGTGTGACAATCTTACTAATAGAGACAATCAGCAGCCTTTAGATTAACTAGGGGTTCAACGACTATCGAAAGGTTCGCCGAGTAGAGTACGCTATAAGTCAATAATGATAGTGGAAGCATGGACTACCCTAACGTAAAGCCGAGGGTAAAGATATAGTCTAGCCTTAGTGGAGACACTGAGAAGTTCATAGGAGAACTGCATAGGTTTGACGAGCCTGTGTGACTAAAAGCGAGGAACAAAAGCATCTAACGCTCTATCTTCAACTTATGTATTATGTTCAAAGGTTACAAAGGATAACTACAAAACCAGCATAAAGAAAGTAGAAGAGGCGTATAACAAGAATAAAGATGTTTACTACCTGATAGAGTTTAAAGAAGGGAATAAGGTTAAGGAAGATGTACTTAGTTTGGAGGAGATATTTAAAAAGTACAAGTTGAAAGTGAAGTTGGAGTTTAAGCCTTCTACCCTAGTATTCTTTAAACCAGATTATACACTTATTCAATCACCTAACTATGAATTACCACTTACAAACCTAGCTCTCGTTAAGTTAATTGTTAAGGAGACTACAAAGAAAGAGGTAGAGTATTTTATAGAAGGTAAGGAAGTGGAATATGAGCTCTTTAAGTACCCTCTAAATATGACAATAGGGAAAACCAGACTCTTAACTACCTTTGAGTTTGATACCGATTTAACCAAAGGAGTATCTAAGGGATCGGTTAACTCACTTGTTGTTAATAGAGGTCTGCATATAAGAGAGATGGAGAATGCTTTAAAGGAGGGACTTAGAGCGACTTATAATTTAGATGATGTTTATGTTCAGTTTGTTTTAAAAGGACTTAACTTGTCTATAATTCTCCTAGCTAATGAAGTTGGGTTCTCCTCTCAAACTAAAGAAAATCTCACTCAAATAGATGGTTGGGATAAAAGTTGTAGAGAGAAGTTAATAGAAGAAGTCACTAAGTTTTTAAAGAAGAATAAAGCTGAGTTTGAAGAGCATATTGAAAGAGTTAAGGAGTTTACCGCTTCTATGAACAAACTTAAAAATATGGACTTCATTAAATCTAAGGTTATTCTCTCTTCTGATATTCGTAAAAGTAAAGGAGGAAAAGAGATTAGTAAACTTAGGGATTGCAGCACCAGTAACCGAGCGGAGGCAGAACTTTATATTGTAGAGGGAGACTCGGCAGCAGGTTCAATTACATCAGCGAGAGATTCAAAAGTACATGGAGTTTATCCGCTCAGAGGTAAGGTGCTGAACTGCCAGAATAAATCTTTAGAGCAGGTACTTGAAAATAAAGAGATAAGAGATTTAATTAACGCTATTGGTGCAGGAATTAAAGGGTATGAACTAAAAGAGAAGCCGAGATTTGGAAAGATTATAGTCGCTACCGATGCTGATGATGACGGTTACTCTATTCAAGCTTTAGTTCTAGGAGTCTTTGGTGAATACATGCCACACTTAATTGAGAAAGGTTATGTTTACTGTTTAGTTCCACCTCTATATAAGCAAGAGGGAAAGTATTATTATGATGGGGAAGAGAAAGGGCTTAACCGAAATAAGAAGTTTACTCGATATAAAGGGCTTGGTACAATGAACTCTGAAGATGTAGAAGAAACGTTAATTAAGAATAAGAGGCTGAAACAAGTTACTCTGGATGACCTAGATTATGCTAAAGAAATCCTTGGTACAACTTCAGCTAAGTATAACCTAATGAAAGAAGCAGGGATAATATATGGCTAAGAAAACAAATAAAGTAGTAACCGAGTCTATTGGAGATATAGTTTCATTCGGATATACAGAGTTTGGGAAATACATTAATACATCCAGAGTGTTTCCTAGGCTTCTCGATGGACTTAAACCTTCCTATAGACGTGGTATTTATGCATCTTATTTAGGAGGGAAGGATTATGCAAAGTCAGCTGAGGTTTTAGGGAATATGATGAAGTTCCACCCTCACTCTACAGATGGGACGTATGAATCACTGGCAAAGTTTACGCTCTGTGGTATTTTAGAAGGAGAAGGGAGTTTTGGTAGAGCTGATATTCTAGGAGATTCTGATGGTCCAGCTGCTGCTCGTTATACCGCTATTAAAGTATCAAAGAAGCTCAGAGCGATGATAGAGCCAGTGCTAGACCTCGTCCCATGGCAAGATAGTGAGGTGAATGGAAATATAAAAGAACCATCATACCTTCCTACACCATTTCCGTTATCCTTCTTAGTTGATAGGGTTTCTGGATTAGGGATTGGAGTTTCAGCTATCTTACCAACGTTTTCTATGGAGAGTATGTATGAAGCTTATATAACTAATGACCCTAAGAAGCTGAAGTATAGAACAAAGGGACTTAAGATTATAGCAAAAGATTCAGACTTAGATGCACTATGGAAAACAGGAAAAGGACATTTAACTTACCAGTATGCCAAAATAACAAAAGGAGATAGGGAGGTTCTTATAGAGGGTGACCCAAGTAGATTTCCTATTCAGTTAGATAAAGGTGGTAAGGGAGATGATAAACTATTTATGCAGTATCGTGAGGAGGGAAGAATATTAATTGATAACCTCTCCGATAAAACAAAACCAGGACTTCTAAGAGTTTATCTATCACCGGGAACTAGAGGAGTAGATATAGACTGGCTGCATAAATACCTAACAGAAAAAGCTACCCACAAGGAGACGTATATGATTAATGTTACTGATGGGGAGACTGTTAGAACGATAGGAATTAGAGAGTGGATAGATATAACTTATAATAACTACATTAACTTACTGAACTTAAACCGGGACAATAAATTAAAGAGTCTGGAGTTTAGTAAGAAAGTTTACCTAGCTATGCCTGAAGTGGTTAAAGTATTTCTAAAGGATACGAGTGTCACAAATGAGCAGCTGGCAAAGAAGACTAAGGTTGATCTGGAGATTATTAAAGTTATTATGTCTAAGCCTATTGGAACATTAAGAAAGACTGATTCAGAAGCTAAGATTAAAGAAATAGAAAAAGAAATAAAAGCACTGAAGAAATTTAAAGCAGAAGAATTCATTAAGGAACATATATTTTAACACACAACAATTATGAGAGCAATACTTGAGGACATCTTATTAGAGAACGGTTGGAACAAAGCAGATGGAGTCGTTAACAAATCAATCCGAATCAATGGAGTAGAAATTTGGGAAGCTGAATGGTTAGGTGGAGAATTATTAGGAAGAGTGAACGGAAAGATCAGAAATATTGTTACACTGTTTGAGGAAATGAAGTTAAATAAGACTGTAGCAAGAGCCGCTTTTCTTAGTATCTTGAGACCGGTTTAAGCTGTGGGGAAAACCTTATATATGAGAAGAGAACTACAGGAGAGTGTATTTGGCGGCATTTTCCTGTTCTTCTAATCTCAAGTGTAAATAAAATAAGTCTAACAAAAAAAAAACAACATTATGAGCACAAACAAAAACAAAACAGGAAAATTAAACTTGAACGTACAAATGAAACAAGCTATCGATCTAAGTTTAGCTTCAGGAGTACCAGTTTTATTCCTATCTAACCCAGGATGTTTCACTGAGGATACTAAAGTGGTAACAGATAAGGGAGAATTAACATTTAAAGAACTCCTTGACAGACACAATCAGGGAGAGATTTTCAAAGTGGTTTCTTGGGATACAGATACTCAGAAAGAGATTAACCCAGCTATGAAGTCAGCATTTATCACTAAGGAGGTAGACGAGCTTATTGAAGTAGAGTTAAGTAATGGAGAGATTTATAGATGTACTCCTGATCACTTACACCTACTTGCTGATGGAAAGACTTGGGTAGCTGCTGAAGAGTTAACAGTAGGACAAGAAGTAAAAGGGTAGTAATTATGAATGAGATTAGCAGACTTTTTTATGTGAATTTCAGTGTTAAAGATTTAGTAGAGTATACCGGTGGAGATCAGTTTATAGATTTATTTCTCCAAGCTAAGGGGTATAAAATCTACAACTTCTTTAATAATCTGACAAACCAGCACTACGTAGGGGACAATTCATCAACTATGCAGGAGCGTCTGTTTAACTCTCTATTCGGACATTTTACCTATTTAAGAGAACAAAGGGACTGTGGTGTAGATGGGAAGTACTTAGATATATTAGAGTACGGACCAGAGAACTTTTACATTAGAATTTTACCACCTATTAATGGATACGCTTATGATCAAGAAAAAGATGAAGAAGTGTGGATTAGTAGGCTTAATGCTTTTGTAGGAGATTTAAATGAGCTTAACCTTCCGGGATATAATAGAAGCAGAACTGGAAAGGGAATCTATTTAAATGAACCTATAAGACATGAGAAGATTTGTGTAAAGAGTAAAGACGGGTGTTATAAATTCATTTTTCCAAGCGAGCTAACTGAAGAGTTTATAGAGGTTGATTCGAGGGAATTTTATTCGGAGATGGGGAAACGGGGTATGCAGACTCACCGGGAAAATGGAACACACGTATTTAACAAAGCTCACCAAGTAAAACTACAGAAAGCTGGACTACAATCTCAAAAGGAAAATGGTACAGGAATCTACAGCCTAGAAGTTAGAGAGAAGGCTTTTCATAATAGTCGTAAATCTCTAAGGGATAAGAAAGTAGGTAGCTGTCATGATCCAGAGCTTCAGAAAAAGATTAGAGAGTATGCCACTAAGGTATCGTTCTTTAACAGGCTCAATGAAAGTATCCAGTTAATCTATGATATGTTTTACAGAGGGACGCCAATTAATGAGCAGAGTTATAATTACGTGAAAACAAACAAACACTTCTCGTATAAAAAACTTCTGGTAATCCCTAAAATTATACCCCTCATCATAGTCAATAACTTAATAAATAATAACAACAGTACATATTATGGAATCAACTAAAATAACAGTAAAGAATATTAAAAGAATCAAATTAGAAGCACCAGTAAAAGTATATGATTTGGAAGTAGATCACCCGAGTCATAACTTTAAATTAGCCGCTGGGAACTTCGTGCATAACTGTGGGAAAACTACAATTGTTCAAAAATACGCTAAGGCTAATGGATACGGATACGTGGGTATTAACGGTGGTGAGTATTCTCCTGAAGATATCCTAGGTTTCCCAGTGAATCAGAATGGTGAAGCAGTAAACCTAAAGCCGGACTGGTTCAAGAAAGTGGAGGAAGAATCAGCTACTCACGAAAAGGTAATTTTATTTATTGATGAGCTTACTACCGCTTCTGAGTATGTACAGTCTCCGCTATTGAAGGTGATATTTGATAGAATGGTGGGACAGAGAAAGTTACCATCAAATGTAGAGATTATTTCTGCAGGTAACTACCAAGAGAACTTAGGACAGAACTTTGACTTGATTTCTCCAATTATTAACAGATTCATGGTGTATAACTTAATATCTGTGACAAAGGAGGACTTCCAGTTATTCCTAGACGCTGACTTCGCCGCTACAATAGATTTTAGAGAGTCACCAGATGAAGTAGAGGTTGATGAGAAGATAATTCAAGAGGCACTTATGGACTTCATCGCGGCGAAAGGGCTTAGTCTAGGTGTAATGAATAATACTGAGCTTTCTGATTTATATAGAGGAAGAAGTAGAGTATTCAACCCGCCAACATGGAGATCTGTAGGTAGACTTAAACCGCTTCTACATGCCGCCGCTAAGAAAGGATTACTAGGGTCTATGGTAACTAAAACTCTAGTAAACGGACTAATTGGATTCTTACCTGATAAAGAGCTTCAAGGTTCATTCAACGGAGATGTGGGAGAAACTTTGATTAACCTTCTAAAACAAAATCCAGCTCTATCTAATCTAATGAAGACTGCTGTAACGTTTAAAGATGTTGAGTGGTTCTTAGATTCAAATATAGAGAAAGGAATTGATGAGGCTAAACTTCAAGAATTCCTAGAGATGTTTGACAAGGACAGTAAGATCTTAACATTTGGTGAGGCTGAGAAACTGATTGATAACTTCTCTTCTAAACTATGGTCAATCAAAACAACTTACCTTAAACCTAAATTAGAGAATAAAGAAATTAAGCCAGCGGACAGTAAAGCTTATATCAGCAAGTTCTCAGAAGGTATTAACAAGGTGATTGATGTACTTGAGAAATTAGCCAAGAAAGATGATATTCACGAGCACAACATAGTTAAGAATAAGAGAAAGTCTGTTGAATCAGTTAATAGAATAGGATAGTCATGAGAAAGGGTTATGTAAAGAAAGTAGATGAGTTTAACAGCAAATACTACGTTAATTACATCTACGAAGACATCTCAGACAATTTAGATCCGAGTCACCTAGGAGTTCCCATTGCTGGTCTCATTCAAAAGGATATAACTCACTGGAAGCTTCTAATGAGGGAGAGCGTGTTTGAAGATAAGGAGAGCAAGATAAGAGAGAGCGTTATATATCATGAGTATGGACACGCTTTCTTTGCTCACCACCTCCTAGCTTATAAGGGTTTAAAGACTCTGGAGGGAATTATTAACAAACCTGATTATGTAGAAAGGATGGCCAAAATAAGCGGTCGTCCTAAAATCTACATAAAGGCTCTTCTATCTAACCAGCAGTTCATCTTTAACCTTCTTAATATTGCTGCAGACTGTGAGATTAACTCTAAGATCTTAACTCTGGAGGATGTAGAAGCTATAGACCAGGCCTTTGAAGCTGACTCTATCCACCCGTCTAAGTATGCATTTCTTGAGGGTAAAACCTATCTTGAGTATGTAGAAATGGTAGCTGAGTATCTAAACTTATTCCTACCACCAAAACAACAAGATCAACAAGGAGGCGGAGACGGACAACAGGGAGAAGGCGAAGGTGATGGTCAAGGTGGAGGTTCTGGAGAAGGGGATTTATCTGGAATGCCTGGCTCTGGTACTGGATCTAACTTTATTACACTTGATATGATAGAGAAAATGGTTGATGAAGGTTTGATAGATGAAGATGGAAACTTGACAGATAAAGGTAAAGAACAAATGAAGGAGCTTAAGAGTTCTGGAGGTGAATCTAAAGAAGGTCAGGGAGAATCTGGTGGAAATAATGGTGAAGATAGAGAACAAGAAGGTGGAGCAGGAAAGCCAGACCCTAGATTCCAAGATAACGGTAGAGGGAACTCAGGGGGAGCAGTACTAACCAGGAATACTCAGAATATCTTAAAGTCTATGGATGATTTGTTTAGAGACTTGAGAAATAAAGAGGTTACTAAAATGACTACTACAAGAAACCTATTTAAGAATCAATTAAGAGGTCGTAGTGGTAATATGTATGTTCCAGCTCTTAAGATGAACCCCGCTAAGGTAAAGGTTGAACAGATGACCTTCCTTGTTGATGTCTCCGGGTCTATGGATGAGCGCTCTATTTTTGGTATTATAAACGATATTGCAACTAGAGTGAAGAAGATTGGTCTAGATAGGGTTAGGCTTATTACATGGAATACTGGATTTGTGCAAGACTTGATGATAAGAGATTTTGAGCCTAAGAGAGGTATGCTTCGTATTGGAGGTGGTACTGATCTAGCTAAAGGTCTAAAACATATCAGAGAGCTTGACGAGGGTGTTCCTATTGTAGTAATATCTGACCTTTGTGATGATATGAAAGCTTGGAATAGAGAGTTTGATAAAATAAAAGATCCCAAGTATGTTGTTACTCTAGGCCATGTGAACAAAAGTGACGTAAAAGCTATAAACAAGGACGTTAAAATCTTTGAGAGCGATTACGATTAAATAAACAACCGATAATCTTTAACTAACTATAATTTATGATTTTAAGTATTGACTGTGGATACGGCCATTTTAAGTACTGTATCTATGATGAAAAACAAAAGAAAATAATTAAGTTAGATAAAGAGGTTACAGGTGTGATAGAGGTGCCAGAAGGAGATTCATCCATGGTTACCTCTGTTGCAACCTACCACCACTTCGATGGAAAAAGGTATTTAGTAGGTGAGCTGGCAACAAAATTAGACCGGCTCCCTATTGATACTTTAACTTACGAAGGATTCAAGGAGGTAGGACCAATACTAATCTCTTATCTACTTAACAAATTCCAATCAGAAGGTATTGAAAAGATCGCTTTGGGGTTGACCCCCGTTATCTGGGATAAGCGCGATGATTATAAAAGCTATATCTTAGAGAAACTTAATTTGCCTTCAGAAAAGATAGATATTCACGTTCAAGGTCTTTCAGGTCACGCTACTTATTCACAGTATGGACTAGATATAAACCCTGATGGAAAAATCTCTATGGAAGCTAAATCTGCTAACTACTTTGGACTGGATGTTGGGTTTAATACAATAGACACTTACCTTGTTTTAAATAACTCTCTCCTCGATTATGGGATTAAAGGGTTTGCAAATAAAGGTGTAGTTCTTGTAGCAAATAAAATTAAAACCCATATCTTTGAACACCTTGGAATCTCTATAAATGATGTTGAAGCTAAGGAAGTAGTAACGATGGGAGGATACAAGAAGAGAGGTAAGTTCCACGATTTATCAGACAAGATCACTGAGTTTATCGTAGAGTATTTAACCAGTACTTTTGAGATGTTAGAATCCGAGTATGGAGATCAGTTTAATAAGGTAGACAATATTCTTCTATTTGGTGGAGGAGCTGAGATAATTAAGATCTACATGGAGAAGTCCGACGTTATTAGAAAGACTATAGCTGACCTTTATGGAGATGAGTTCCTATTACTACCAAAAGATAAAGCAGAGTATTACAACACAATCGGATATTCACTATTAAGCAGCAAGAAATAAGATGAAGACAGTAACATTTGTACACACCTCAGATGAATTAGTTTTAGAGGCAGTAAAGAAAGCACTATCAGAAGGTTACGGTAAGGAGTTTGAGAATACTTTAATCACCTCCGAAGAACTACCCGAACCTGAAGAGAATTTCCTAAAAACCCAGTGTATCCAGTTTCAAGTTAAGAGAGATGTAGAAGCTATGATTTCAGCTGATACTATTATAATTGACACAAACTACTGGAATCCTCACACTTGGTTTACTTTAGGAATGGCTTATAGAGTGGCTTGGCTTAAAAATAGAAAGGAGCTTATTACAGTTGGAGAACATGGTATAGATGAAATCCAAAAGTACCTAGAAGAGTGGAATGATGTTTATAAGAATTGGGTAAATGGTAATCCTGTAGAGTTTAAGTTTGATGTTAATAGAGCTTCAGATGTCCTTGCTTGGGTTAGACTTGGATACCTTTGGGGAGATGTAAATAATAACTACCACATTGTATCTAAACTCGTAGGAGACCCTCAGCCTAGTGACTATATTATTAAGTTCTTATCAACCAATGTAGCTTATGAATAATGTATTTGAGTTTCTGATTAAAAAGTTGCACGTTATCAAGTTAGCCGTTTTAGCTCTTATTATTGCAGTTGTGTGGTATGGGTATAGAAGTATGGTAAGAGTAGAGCCTAACTATGAAGGTGTAATGATGTCTAACTTTGGAAGGAATGGTAAGTCTGATTTTAAGGTAGTAACTGGGAGACAATGGACTCTACTGCCTGGGACGAGATTATACCAAGTACCTATGTTTGAGACTTCAGGGGATCCGGATCAGGTTACTATTTCAGCTAAAGATGCAGGAGTATTTACAGTTGACCCTTCCTATCAGTATCAGCCAATTAGAGGGAGAGGTGTAGATATTGTATTTAGTTATAAGCATCTTGGAGTGGAAGACCCTAAAGTTATGCTAGATAATGTAGAGCTTTCAATATTAAATAAACTCGTAGTAAATGCCTATAGAGAAGAAGCTAGAGAGTATACTACAGATGGTCTAATGAATAACCTTAATGAATTTGAAAAGAAGGTAGAGAATAGACTTAAGAGAGACTTCGAAGCTAAGCATTTTCAATTAACTAACCTAACTTCTGGACTTAAACCCCCTAAATCAATGGAAGACGCTATCGAAAGGAGAAACAATATGATCCTAGAGAAAGAGAAAGTTCAGAATGAATTGGAGGTGTCTAAGATGAATCTGGAGAAAGCGAGGATAGAAGCTGAAACAAATAAGGTTAAATCCAAAGGCCTAGATGAAAAGCTACTACAAGAAAAGTGGATAGACGCTATTAGAGAGACTGAAAATAAGGTGATTATAACGGATGGAAAAGTCCCAGCACCTATAATTATAAAAGAGTAAAATAAAGATGAACAACCAGACAAAAATATATATCCTACTATTCGCCGTAATACTGAACATACTTCTCATTGGTTACAGTTTTAATTATCGGCCAGCAGTGGGAATGGTTGTCTTCGTTTTAGCAATATTAATCTGGAGTTACTTTCCTTACGATAAATACTTTAATAAATGGAACAAACGGAAAGAAGAATAGTTGATCATTACGAGGATATAAAGTTTGACTTACACTACCCTCACTACTTCAGCTATAGTTACGTCGGTACTCCCATTACAGTTAGGTATAAGGAGGGACAGTTAATTAAATCCTCACCTATGGACAAAGAACTCACAGAAAGTCTACCTAAAGAAGTCAATCCCGCTATTACAAGGTTAAAGTGTATGTTAGTGGAAAATAGGCTTGTTACAGGAGATTTTAGGGTTATTGTCTATGATATATCGGTGAACTCAAAATTAGGAGTTAAATATGGATTCCTTGAGAGCCTAAGACCTATGAGTAATGATAAGTTTTGTGTTGGTGAAATATTTGGATTCCTTACTGACACACTTATAAAACCCACCATAGTTAAGATAAGAGATTGGGAAGGGTTTGAAGCTCGTATAGATGGGTTATGGCACTTTGGAGAGGAAGAGTTTATTTACAGCCTTAAGGAGAGAAAACTATTAGAGGTAGAAGTAGAAGGGCTTAGCGTAACTCTCCAGTACGACCACGAGAAAGATATGCTTATTCCTCACTTAAATATAGCTGGGGATAGGATTGGTGGTAAATGGACTAGATTGGTAGAAGTTAAAGCAAATGACGTAGCTAAGAAAGGCGTAACAAAAGGGTGTAAGCTTATAGTAGATTGCAACACCGATATTGTGAGCATACTAGAAAAAGGGGAACCTGAAGATATAGTATGTAAATGCGGAACTAAGCTTGGTAAAGAAGATGTTATAGGTAATTATTTCAAGTGTAGTAATGAATATTGTCAGCAAAGTTGTAATTCTCTTATGTCAATGTATATGGGAAGAACAATAGACTCTGAGTACTTCTTTAAGCTTCTAAGGCTGCCAAACTTTAAGTTCAAAACCCGAGTAAAAGAAACCTGGTGCCTCTCAGATCAATTAGCTACAAAAGATTTCGAGAGTTACCTTAGATATTTAAAACAAGGAACGAACTTAACAAAGGCACAAGAGAAGGCAATAGAAATAAACGCACTTAGATTGTATAACTTACTTAACGATGATTAAACTACCAAACATAGAACTCCCAGATAAGAATATAGAGACAAGTGAGTTCATAGATTATACGATTCACAAAGGTTATAAGATGGAGACTTCTGAAGACCCTTACTCTCTGGAAATGATACTGGTTGGTAAGAATGTAACAGAAACCTACCTATATAATCCTGTAACAAAAACATTAAGTAAGGTAAAAATAGAAGGGGAAGGTAAGCAGGAAGTTAGATGGAGTAGTTTGCTATATTTTACAGATGCTCCTATACTAGTCCTATCTCAAAGCTTATCTATATTCCTACTCTCTATTTCAATCTTCTTTACCTCTTTCTTATCTGGAGTTATTCTATTAGCGGCTTTAGTTTCAGTTATAGCTTTGGCAGATTACGGTTGGAAGAGTCATAAAATGTCAAAAGTAACGAAACCGCTCTGGAAATATAAGAAGATGGTAATAGGGGTTTCACTTACAACAATGTGGACACTAACTTTACTAAAAATAATAACACTGCTAGTAAAATGACAAAGATAATAATTAAAAAGAGGGAGGTATTGCTTGGAGTAGTGAGCGTATCTTCAGAGGATTTTAGAGATGTTCAGAAGGTTGACGCTCTAATTAAAAACAAGCTACTTGATAAAATAAATAAACAAACTCCAACTTTTAGTACGATTCAGGAGTTATTCTTACATTATTGGAATGCTTATGGACTTGAAGTTTTCCCGTTAGATATTGAAGGAGAATTAGAGCTTGTAGATGATATGACTTATGGGCTTGTTAGATTTCCACTAGATAATAACGGTATACAGAAAGGACTCATAAGACCATACCAAGCAGGAGGAGTAGCTGAATTGGGGAAAGTGGTATTAGATTATATGTACATCCCTTCAGAAGACTTTTTATCAGGTATTTCAGAGATGAGCTTAGATTTACCGCTGAGAACTGCTGAGGTTGAGAATATGACTGAATACCTAAGAACAAGAGGAGTAAATATAGAAATTGTAAACTACCATGAATAAGTATCTAATAATAAGCCACTACAACGGACTAGAATCTGATGGGGCTATAATAAAGATTGAAGAAGGAGAATCCACATTAAACCATCTTATAGAGTATATTTCAGACAGGGAGGATTTAATGGGACAGACGAGACCTTATATCGATGCATTCAAACTTAAGGAACTAGACGAGAGCGGAGCGTTTAACTCTATAACTCTTGCAATGGCTCCTTATGGTTTTCAAGTAGTATCTGTTAATTATGAAGGAGAGATTGAAGATGACAGAGAAGACAAGTGGGTAGTAATCGATAATGAGAATAACGTAAAATTCATAACTACAGATAACATTGACCAAGAAGAGTTAGTGAAATTTGTTACTGTTATGCTGAGTTCTCTAAAGGTTTCTAAGACTATACTGAACAAAGAGGTAGAGAGAGTGAGAGCTAATAGTGACATTCTTAACATCGATACTCTTTCAGGATTAGATATTATTAACTCTTTATTGTTTACTCATGGTTTTAGATCATTCTTTTGTTAGTGCAGCAGCCAAGATAGGAGACGGGTTATATGGTAAAGGGTTTTTGAGATTAGAGATCATAAATGGGCAGTATATGCTTGTAGGGGAAGGTGTTATAAACGTGGATCATCTTATTAGGAGGTTTACGAGAGTTAAGACAAGTAAAGCTGTTTTAGCTCCTAGTGATACCTTTGCTTTATATACAGGTCTTAAGAATCTCATAGACTATTATAACCTAAGTATGACAGACGGTAAATTCTCTAATGACCTACTGATAAATCCAACAGAAAAGGGAATGGAAGTTTATGCGTTCATGAAAGATAGAGTGGAATTAGTATGCAAATTAGAGTTCTTTTCTTCGGAGAGTTCTTTTATGATGTGGTTACTAAAGAAGCTAGGTAAACTTGATTAAATTAAAGACAAAAATAGGGAGCAGCCCGGGGTTAAATTTCCTCAGGTTGCTCCCTTTAACTTTATTTTTTTTTCGCTATATACTTACATACGGCGTCTTTTGAACTTTATATTTGTTTTGTAGAGATGAAATAGTCTGTCCAAAAGTCTTCTGAAAATGTGGCATATCTCTGAATCTCCAGTTTCCTCCCCATTCCCATCCATACTTCTTAAATACAGCAACAATCTCTAACCAATCAGCCACTCCGTCTTTATCTGAATCCATCTTAGCGTCCCAACTTACTTTTGTTCCGTCTTTTGATAGTAAACAGATATCGATAGCAAGACCGTAGTTGTGGTAAGACTGACCTCCTCTTGCATTAGTTACGATAGATCCTTTTACAGTTCTACCTTGTGCATAAAGTTTATCTTGTTCTGCGTGTGTTCTAAGTGTATGAGTGAATCTTAAAGTATAGTCACCAGTAAGTTTAGCTGATGCTTCTTCTAAGATTTGTTTTGCTTCTGTTCTCAATTTAGGATGTAGAAGCTCTATTCTTTGTAGTGATACTTTGTCTAACATGTTCTATTATAAGTATTTTTTGAATTTAGTCCTTATCACCCAAATACTTCCAGCAATAAGGATAAGTATAATAAGAATCCACCAAGGGAAAGACCGATTATCTGCATCTACCTTCTTGACTCGCTCGTGGGATTTAGTTTCAGTATCTTTCTTAACTTTAACTTGCCCCTCAGCTTTCTTATTTACTTTATTTAGGCTGTCTATTTTTCTTTCTTCTTTTGTCTCTACTGCTTTATCTGTGGTTTTATTAGAGTTTACATTAGAGATAGTTCCATTCTTTACTTTACCCTTATAGAGCTTATCATTGACATATACTTCAAATTCAGCTTCCTCATTCTCGTTAATTGGAGTAAAGTAGAATTCGTCTGTGTTAATAAGTTCTTTTAGGTTCACCACTTCTTTCTTCTCCTCTACAACTTTATTTTTAACTACTGCTGCAGAGTCTACTTTCATTGAGGATACTGAATCAACCTTCTCTACGATTTCTTCTTTCTTCTCCTCCTTAAGCACCTTACGAGTTCCACATGATGTTAGAGCTATAAGTAAGGCTACCATTAAACTAAGATAAGTACACTTTTTCATTGTCAACTATTATAAATTTTCGTATATGACCTAAATAATACTCCTCTAAAACTAAAATGTATCTAGAGTGTGTAGCTCCTGCAGTAAGATTATCTACCCCTTGTTTATGCTGATCAGGTAAATTACTCTGTCTGTGGTCGTCTTTTTTAGGTATTTTATTTTTTACTATCTCCAGAGCCTTAAGAAACTTTGAGAAATCTTGGTTAGCCAGTTTAGTGAGCTTCTGTTCTATTCCAGCTACTATTTTCTTTTGTTTGTAATGCTCCTTCTTAATTTCTTTGTTTAGTGAGTCGATCTTTGCTTGGTTATCTAGAATCTGCAACACATCGTCTCTTACTTCCTTAGGTACTACTAGAGAGTCTCCATCTTTTGTCACTAATACTACCTTGTCACCCTCTTTAACTTCTAATTCTTTGCTCGTATTTTGTGCACTGCTAGTAAACGGTAAACACATAAGTAGAGCTATTATATTTTTCCACATAAGCCTATTTAATTAATTTGTTCACGTTAGTATCCACCTGTTCGTATTGATCTGTTATTTCTTTACTTTTCTCGAGTCCACCTTGTACATTCTCTATTTGGGTTGTTTGAGCTTGTTGTAGTCGGTGGATAAGTTTGATGTAGACCTCTAGCTCCTCGGCACAATCCTTCTTCTCTAATTCTGCTATATGTTTATCCTTCTCTTTAAGTCTATCTTCGTAGGTACCTTTCCCCCAAACTATAATACCTATGAGACAGATTACGAGAACAACTAGAAGCCACTTTTGAATATTGTCCGGAAGATCGATACCACCTAAACCTTGATTGCTTAGTTCACCACCAGAAGATCTTTCCTCTCCGTTTTCCTCTGGTATTTGGTATTCCTCTTCCATCATGTCGTTTTTATATTCTTTCATGCTTAACTATTAATTAATCGGGGATTTCCCATATGTTAATATCATTTTATTATTTTTTTTTTTACGAATTTATTTGGTTAATCTAAAAATTATTTCTATATTTGCACTTATGAGTTACTTAGGATTTAAATATAAGATACTACCTACAGCTGAACAAGTTGAGCTTTTAGAACAACACTTTGGTTCAGCTAGGTTTATTTATAACTATTTCCTAGGTCTAAAAAGTAAAACTTATGATGAATCTAAGGTTAATCTTTCTAGGTTTGACCTACAAAAGTTAATTCCTAGTTTAAAAGAAGAGAATCCTTGGTTAAAACTCGTTAATGCTCAGACTCTACAAAAAGCTTTACTAGATTTAGATACAGCTTATAAGAATTTCTTTGCTAAACGAGGTAAATTCCCTAAGTTTAAATCTAAAAGGTCATCTTATAGTAAATTTAATGTTCCACAAAATGTTAGACTTGAAGGTGAAACTTTATTTATACCTAAGTTTAGAGAAGGTATAAAAGTTATT